ATATAATATATATATTATTATAAGAAAAGAGGTAAGGTGTGGCAGAGGTCTTGGGGTGTGGTACCGCAGCCACACTCGGCCTGGGCAGGGGCGGGGCTTGGGGTCCGTACCCCCCATAGTCTAGCCCTAACCCATTTAGAATCTAGGGCATAGGCCCGCTTGGATCTTGACCGGCCCCGGTAAATACCTTGTAAATATCTCGGAAAAACCTTGACTGGGCTTGGGGCTTCCGCCAGTCTTTTGGATGCAGGACGCGATGCCGCTTGGTGTTCATGCACTGAACGGCATCTGAGATAGCCTAGACGAACGAAAGGCCGGGAGTTGCCTCCCGACCCTTCGCTTTACGGTAGATTGTAGAGGTTACTCCTCGGTCTGCTGAAGTGCGCGGGCTGCCTCCATGGCCGTCTCGATGGTCTTGAACTTGCCCAGCGCGACCAGCAACGCGGCGACCTTGCGGAGGTTTTTGTCGGGATCTTCGAACTGCTTCTCGTAGGACGTCCTGACCTTGGCTCGCACCTTCAGGCCGTAGCCGTACGCGAGGCACTGGACAACCTCGTTCTCGGTGAGGACCTTGTTGCCGTCCTTGTCTTCGTACTCTTCGCGGGCCTGTTCTGCCAGCTCGAAGAGGCGGTTGATCTCAGCCTCGGAGTTGACGGTGAAGATTGCCGCCTCGAAGGGGACTTCGGTGGCGACATCCTTGCCGTTCTCGTCCTTGCGGTTGACCTTGACCACTCCAGGCTCGAACCGGACTAGCTGCTCTTTCGCAGCCTCGTTGACCCACGACTGGTGATTCTGCGGCATTGTGTTTTCCTTTCTGGAAAGCTAGCTTTTCAATGAGCAGGCTGTCTAGCGGGACAGTCTGACCCGGGGCACGATCGCCCCCGATGCATGTATAATACGGCGGTGCCCCCGCAATGTCAAGGGCCAAGTTGTAAAATGGATGGGGACGCGGTATGTAGTAAAAAAGACACACGTCCCGCGCGGGGGCAGGCAGGGTCGGGAATGCCCACATGCCGTCGGGGTATGCCCCATCTGACCGACGGGTCCCATCCGACCGGCGGCGGGGGGGATCCATCATCTCGCGTCTATGACATAAATATTTTGGGTCCCATATTATGATGCAGATGCGGGTCCCATATACGCTATAGTTATTTATGCATACGATACTGTTCATGGGCTGAACAAGTGGAATTTCCTGTTCAGAAAAGCGTTCATAGATATGCCCATTGACAAACGCGTAGGTGGGGGCTATTATGGACTTGGCCAGGTATAGCATCTTCTAGGCCATGGAGACTGGCGGGATCCATGTCACGCTCGAGCCTTTCTTGCCCCTGGACAGGAAGTTGGACTCGCGGATGTCTAGAAGCTCTTGCTATACCTGGCTTTTTCTTCGAACACGTGGGTCTCATGGAGATAAGCATCTCATGGAGATAAGCAACGACGAAGCGGAGGCTTTGCTATCCCATCCAAATAATGGGGCTCGGCTTCCAGTCTTTACGAAAGATCATCGCGGAATGCCTGAAGGTACCCCGCGTATCTCTCCTGTCTTTCGTACGATCTTAGGCGTAGCTGCGCATCATGATTCCATTCGAGATACGGCCAAGCTATTTGGCGTCGGGACTCATACTGTACAAGCTGCGAAGGTTGGCGAGCATGTATCTGGCGCGGTGATCCCAGAAGTAAAAGAGAACGTAGAAGCCATCATAAGTAAAGGGAAGTCAGACGTACGTAAAGGAGCCCTTGACGCTCTTGCCGGAATGTTCGCGGATACGATTACGCAAGAGAATCTATCCACACTCAAGCCAAGAGAAGCTGTCTCGGCGGCGAAGGATCTTGCTGTAGTTGTCGAAAAGCTTTCTCCTAAGTCTGCGGGTGGAAACGTTGCTGTCTTCGTCCACGCTCCACAGGTTAAGCAAGAGGAAACTTTTGGTGAACCAATAGAAGTTGAGTACAATCCGATGGATGAAGGAAAACTCGAATGAGTGTCGAGATCCTTCCTAACGAGCAGCTGCGGATTGATATTCGTATGAATCCAAAGCAGGCCCTTTTCTGCTCGATTCCGACATCAATCAAGGAAGGATTCTATGGTGGGTCGGCGGGATCAGGTAAGTCATACTGCCTCACGTTAGATCCACTCCTTAGACAGTTTCATCAACATCCGCGTTTCACTGGTATCCTCTTTCGTGAATCCTACCCTGAGCTTGAAAAGTCGCTTATCCGAGAATCTGCCATCTGGTATCCTCATTTTGGAGCCACATATAATGGCAGTGAGCACAACTGGACTTTCCCGAGCGGGGCAAAGATATGGTTCTCATATCTTGCTAAAGACTCTCAAGTAACCCAGCACGACTCAGCACAGTACAACTATGCGGCATTCGATGAGCTGACGCAGTTCTCTCGATACCGCTATATGTACATCGTGCATACACGCGTCAGATCTGCTGTTGAGGGTTTACCTGCGTACTCGAGATCTGCCTCTAACCCACTTGGAATTGGTCATGCGTGGGTTAAAGAGAGATTCGTCGAGCCTGCTCCTCTAGGTGGACGTATCATAGCTGAGCGGATGCCTGATGGTAAAGTTGTCAAGCGTATTTTTATCAAGGCGCTCGTTCAAGATAATCCCATCCTTCTCAAGGCAAACCCAGAATACATCAACTCTCTCATGCTCTTGCCCGAAGCGGAGCGGAGATCGAAGCTGTATGGAGACTGGGATGCAATTGCTGGTGCTGTATTCCGTGAGTTCCGCCAGCTTCATAATGCGGATGAGCCCGAGAATGCGGTACACGTAATTGAGCCCTTTATAATCCCCGATCACTGGCCAGTCATACTTGCCATAGATTGGGGCTTTGATGCCATGACTTGGGCTGGCTTCTTTGCTGTGTCTCCATCTGGACGTGTCTATCTTTGTCAAGAGTTCTCGGCGCGGCAGACAAAGATAAGCGTATGGGGCGCGGATCTGGCGCGGATAGCTGCTCGATATGCTGGGCTTCGCACTCCAGTAACGCTTGACGGATCGGCATGGGGTAATCGTGGCGAAGAGTTGACTCTGGCAGAGCAGATAGAAAATGCTATGGGTCTCCCCGTAGAAAAAGCTGATCGAGATCGTATTGGTGGAAAGATGCTCTTGCATGAGTATCTAAGGTGGCGGCCTCGGCCTAAGAAGTATGAACCACCTGATGGGTATGATCCTGAGATCGAGCAAAAGATCTGGAGGATCCGTGGAGATAAAGCGGCAGCAGATTATCGTGCCTACTTTATGCCCGAGCCCGATGAGGTTAATCTTCCTCAGTATCAAATCTTCAATACTTGTCCCCTTGCAATACAAGCACTTGTTGCTTGCACCACGGATCCAGATAATCCAGAAGATGTACAAGAATGGGATGGGGACGATCCTTATGATGGTCAACGATATGGACTCAAGCGAGTTCATAGATACTTCGAGGAGGCCAAGCAGGCTGGCTCGTTGGTTGGTCGTCGAGATGATATAGTTGAGCGTCTCCATAAGACCGGAGATATGACACAGTTCTACCAAGAGATGGAAGCTCTCGAGCTTCTTGAGGCAGTGACAGATGGGCCAGTCAGAAGGTACAGCACACTTCGCTCCGGTCGGTCTTACCGTTCCGTTCACAGATAAAGATCGTCTCATCGAACAGTTGCAAGAAGAACTCTTGCATGCACGGATGATGAATGATCGTCTTCTTTCTCTTCTTGAGTCTCGCGGAGTTCACCACATTAACGATGCGGAGGCTCCATCAGTCGATCTTGAGCAGCTCCCTCGAAAGCGACTTCTTCCAAGTCAGCGTAGGGCGAGGGCACAACAGATACTCGATGAGAGAGATAAGAAAAATGAGTGAGCAGACACTGCTTTGGCTCTTTGCTGGATCATTCGGTTTTACGTTCCTTGTTTTTAGCGCAGTCGTTACCCAGGCGGTAAAAATGGCTAGATACGGAACTCAACTAGCTGCCATCAGATCCATACTTGAATCCCACGAGGAACGTGAAGAGAAGATGTTTGAGGAAATCAAACGTGGGGCAGAGGCGGCACAGAGTACAGTACAAGCTGAGGTGCGTACGCTTATCTCTCATGTAATGGCTTTGACCTTGGAAGTTGGCAAGGTGGTCGGAAAAAGGATACAGGCCTAATGGAAGAAACAGCTTATCCCACTTACTCGTACGGAAAGACGATCAAGAAGGCGCTTGAAGCGGCAGGAGAACTCCTCCTCGCAGCATTCATCGCGGTCCTTCCTCAAATGCTTGAGCAGTTGGTCGTAATGCTAAATGGCGGCGCGGCAGCTTCTCTTGAACTCTCGCCCAAATCCACGCTTCTCATCGTCTTCATCCTCCGAGCTTTCTCAAACTGGCTGAAGAACCGGAATAACTAAAGTGGACGATACACCAGCTCTGCCCGTCGATGACTCGGTTACAGAGACACAAGAAGTCCCGCCATCATCTGTAACTGAACCAGCGCGGCCAATCGATCTTACAGATGAAGAGAAGGCGGAGCTGCGTAATGTCTTCACGACCATCACTCGACCTGATGATGATGTCAGAGAGAAGATGGTTCCCATCTGGCAGAAGTACGAATACTACTGGCGTGGCCTTCAGGATGTAGTGTATGACAAAACTGCCAAAGAATATCGATCCGCCGATGGCGTAATTCGTGCGGCTGGGGAGCTTGAAGATGACTACATCGGGACTAAGTTCGTTAATCTGTATCAGTCTCATGGAACATCTATCGCCGCCGCACTTTCTGCCGAAACGCCTAAGGTTAAGTTCTTCCCTGAAGATGCAGAAGATCCACAAGATATCACGACAGCGAAGACATACTCGACCGCCGCGGAGTTCATAGCCGATGATAACGACGCTCGACTTCTTCTCCTTCGTGCGATATATACTCGATGGAATCAGTCGTTCGTTGCGTACTACAACACGTATGTATACGATGATAAGTTTGGTTCCATTGAGAAGAAAACATATCGAACGAGGGAAGTCGAGCGTATCGAAACCGTGTGTCCTGAGTGCGGGGAAGACGTTCCTGTTCAGGGTCCGAACAGCATGTGCGAAGTCTGCAGAGTGCCAGCGATACAGACTCCCACGATCGACCTTGTCCCAGAGATAGCTGAGATCATTACGATCCCAAAGGGTCGTGAGAAGATTGAGGTGTATGGGCCTCGTCACGTTCGTGTTCCATACAACATCAAGAATGTACAACAAGCTGGCTATCTCATTCTCGAGGGCGAATTCCACTGGGCCATGCTTGCTGATCTTTTTCCTCATGCTGGCATAACTTCAGGATACTCGGGAAGCCTATCGCCTGAAGGAACTGCGAGGGATGCGCGTAAAGCAAGTGAAGGTGGGGAGTCTGATTCGGATCAGCGTACTCTTCTACGTTGTTGGTTCAGGCCTTGGACTTTCAACTTGATTGAGGATGAGGCGATCAGGGCGGAGCTGAAAGTCAAGTTTCCTCATGGAATCCAAGTTACATATATCGATGACATTTTCGTCGAAGCTTTTGATGAGAGCATGGACGATCATTGGACCATCGATATGGATCCATTTGCTGAGCATATCCACGGCGATCCTCTTGGAAAGCCCATGATTCCTATCCAGGATATGCACACGGATGTGACTCAGCTCACGCTTGATACAATCCTCTCTGGCATTCCTGATCGATTTGCTGATCCAACCGTACTTAATTTCAAGAGCTACAAAGAATCCGAGCGTGCTCCAGGTGGTGTCTTTCCTGCCAAGAGACCTGCTGGAATGGGATTGGATTCTGGATTCTGGGAGAGTCGAGCCGTTACTCTCTCAGAGAACGTAGACTACTTTACTAGTCGCCTTGAGTCATATGGCGAGCAGATGACGGGAGATCGAGCCGGAATTAGCGGCGGCTCTCTCCCGAAGGGTTCATCGAGGACGGCTGGTGAATATCAGCAGGCCAAGCAGTCAGCTTTGCAGCGACTTAGCGTTGTTTGGTACTGCTTGTCCTTGACTTGGTCGCAGGTGATGAAGAAGGCTGTGCAAGAACTTCGAGTCAACATGCGATATCAGGGTCAGGACATCAAGTTTGTCAAGGAAGCTGGTGAGGGATTCGCAAACGTTTGGATCAAGCTTGCTGATATTGACGATGGAAACGTTGGTCGAGTCAGAGCTGAGAACAGTGAAACCTTCCCGATGAGCACACCTGAGAAGCGAGCCATGATTATGGAACTTCTCCAGACTGGTATCCCCCCACTCTTCCAATGGCTCTTTGATTCCGAAAATCTTGGTGAGATGTCTCGCATCATGTTTGGTTTGACGAACTTTAAGATTCCAGGAGAAGAAGATCGTGAGCAGCAACTGTGGGAAATCAGCAATATCCTTCGTGGACAGATGGAGATTGCTGATCCAGATCTGGATAATCACGAGATTCACTCAAAGACCATAAGGTCATGGGCGTCCGGCTACAGCGGGCATAAAGTTCGCGACATAAATCCGGTTGGTTATGGAATGGTCATGGAGCATTTGCAGCAGCATGAGATGATCTTGCAACAAAGAATGCTTGCTCAGCAAGCTATGGCTGCTCCACCCCCACAACCTTCCGGTGCTGTTCCTCCTGGTAAGAAGGATACGGGAAACGCTCCCGTCTCCAAGCCAGCTAAGCCCCCAATGGGTCAGTGATGCTGAAGAAATGGTGGCAAAGTCGAGTCAGATCAATTGGGCAAGAGACCTATATTCGTCTTACGCCCAATCCCGGTTTTCGAATTCTCTTTCGTCGATACGAAATTCGATGGAATAAGTTTTACGGTTGGAGAGTTGGAAAGCTAAAGGGATAAATCATGGCTCAATTTGCTCGTCCAAGTGTAGATACAACTCGAGACAACTGGGAGGAAGATGATGGTACAACTACGGACATTTGGGATCAGATAGATGAGGTAGCATCGGATGATGCAGACTACATTCGTACTGTTTTGACTCCTACGAGTGATGTTTACGTTTGTAAGTTGACGTCAGTAGAAGATCCTATCTCGTCTATCAATCATATCGTACGATATCGATATGGAAAGGATGCGGCAAGTGGGGATCAAATTGATTTGACCGTACAGCTTCGTCAGGGATACGTAAGTGAGGGAACACCAGGAACTCTCATAGCAACAATTGGGACTCATACAAATATCGCAAGCGGTTGGACTGCTGGATCATACACACTAAGTGGAGCTGAAGCAGACGCGATAACAAATTACGCTGACCTCTATCTCCGCTTTGTTGCAAACAAGCCATGATTACACATCTCAAGAGTAATACTATCGCGGATATGACGGGAACCGTCACGATCTTCGATAGTCAAGGTTCGACTGCTACAGTCGCAGCTACGAATCTTGTGCGACCATCCGATTGGAACAGTGGACATCAGCAGGTTATTACGCTTGCTGGGAACACTGCGGGTGCGTCTACTCTTAGTGGTACAAACATCGTCATTCAGGGTTCAAACAACATTGTTGTGAGTGGAGTACAGGGCGCGAGCGTAGCGACGATTGCGATCTCTGGGTCGAATCAGACTCAGCAGCCAATGTACTATTCTGCATCTGGTACAAGCTCTCAGTCTAACACGATTCAGTTTGGAAACACTCAGGGAATTAGTTTCTCGCTTTCAAATGGATCAATAGTTGGGACTGTCAAGACTGATTACTTGACGACCGCGGCTCAGTCAGATCACTCACATGGAAATCCAACTCTGAATCTTACAAACATCTCAGGTACGACGGCGAGTGCATCAAATGGTTTGACGCTTTCTCTTTCTGCCGCAGCCCCTGGTGGTGGAGCAGCCGCTACCTTGTCGTACTTCCAAAATATCGAAAATGCGTATTCTACTGTAACAACCGCACTCGTTGGAAGTACGTCTCACATCCAGCCACTACACTTGATGGCTAACTACTCGCTTAGCTATCTCAGGATTCCAGTCTCTTTCTCTGTGCCAAGTACGACGTGGACTGGATCGGCAGCTGCGACTTCGTTTTCTGCTAGTATTCTTTCATCAGTTTACGTTGTGATTTACTCACTCGGGACTGGTGCAAACTCATATCGTCTGCAGTCGGTTGCATCTGGATCAGTAGGTTTCTCACAACAGTATAGCGTAGGTCAAAACACATCATCTACAAATACGAGCAGGACTTTTAGTATTAGTCAGGTCTACACTTTTCCTGGAACAAATGGGATAACGACAAGCTACTCTACATCCACGACTGGGGCAGGGATTACCATATCTTTCGTAACTGGTCATCTTACGCTCATGACTGGACTAAAGTATGTCAATGTCCCGTTTGTAACTTCGCTCTCGATGGGTGATTATTGGATTTGTCTTGGGTATAATAGCACTACATCCACGCAAGCTGTTGCGGCTTTAACTGGGGGTAGGGTTACTGTATCCAATTGTGTAGTAAGTCAAGCTAACGCTACCGTAGGATTTCTTGGATCAACCGCGCTCAACTCTATACCGTTCAACGCGATTGGTCATGGAAGTTTTACGACGAACGCAATCGGAACAACAGCATCTTTGAATCTAAGCAATATAACGTCCGCGGCATCTCATGGCATTTTGCTCGTACAAGGCTTCAATTTCTAGGGGGGACAAATGAAGGCTCTAGCAATCGTTGGTCGACCGGTCGATATTCAACCTTTCAACGATACGGATATCGATCTTACACTCGAATGTTGGCTTTGGCAGGATCAGGTCAGTTCTGGCGGACATCAGATTCACGTGAACTTCGATGGAGCGGCATCTACAACTACGATTTTGTCCAGGATTGTCGGACAGATTGTGGACTACGCAAACGCGCATGGCTTCGATGCCATCGATCGTAAGGACGTTCTCATCGTCCCCTGGATCAGAGGATAAGATCTTGAAGCCTCAACTAGTCGTTGAAAACTTCGGAGGATTTCACAACTCGAAGATAAATGAGACGCGGTCTCGTATACTTCGTGGTGGATCCTGGAAGAAGCAGCGTATCGTTGTAGTCCTTCCAGCGGCGGATACTATTCCGGCGAAGGTTGCACTTTCGCATTGGAATATTATCTTTCCCCCGAATAATGGCGTATGTCGTATACTTGCTCAAGGCATGGAGGTTGGCGAGGCTTACTCCACAGCCTTTGAGCAGATCTTGGCCCACCCAGATCTTAGTCAGTGGGAGTTTATTCTTACGCTTGAGCACGATAATATGCCACCCTCAGATGGCGTCATCAAGATCGTGGAGCGAATGGAGAAACACCCTGAGTTTTCTTGCATAGGTGGATTGTACTACACCAAAGGTGAGGGTGGTGTACCGCAAATCTGGGGAGATCCAAAGGACCCAATTCTTAACTTTCGGCCTCAACCTCCAGGTGCTATAGGCGAACTCGTAGAATGCTGTGGAACCGGTATGGGTTTCAATCTCTGGCGTATGTCAATGTTTAAGGACGCTAGATTGAGGAAGCCCTGGTTTCATACTCAGGTTCAAGATGGGTGTATGACTCAGGATCTTTATTTCTGGTCAGATGCTCGTAAATTCGGATATCGATGTGCCATTGATTGTGGTGTCTTTGTTGGACACTATGATCTAGCCACCGATATCGTGTGGTAAAAATGGGAAAAGCTAAGAGACTTCGAGAAGCCCCTAAGCCGTTAAAGCTCGATCTTGGTTGTGGCATCAACAAGAAGGAGGGATTTGTTGGTGTTGACATCAGGAAGTTTGAAGGCGTCGATGTCGTAACTAATCTAACCAAGGATTGGCCATGGTTGGATGAATCCGTAGACGAAGTGCACTGCTCTCATTTCCTCGAACATCTCGTTTCTGAGGATCGTATCTTCTTCGTAAATGAGCTTTATCGCGTTCTAAAACCTGGTGGTACCTGCGCACTGATCGTTCCACACTGGGCATCCGGTAGAGCTTATGGCGATCTCACGCATAAGTGGCCCCCTGTGTCGGAGATGTGGTTTTACTACCTTGATAAAGGGTGGAGAGCTATCAATGCTCCTCATAATGATTTCTATGTTTGTGATTTCGTTGTAACATGGGGCTACGCCGCACACGCAAATGTAGCTACTCGAAATCAGGAGTTTCAGTCGTTTGCTTTCACGTTTTACAAGGAAGCCGCACAAGATATCCACGCGACTCTGACCAAGAAGTAATGTGTCTACAAGTTTTCAACCCGGCGCTTTTCAATCTGATGCGTTTCAGATACTTGGCGGAACAGTATCGGCTGGAACAGAGAGGAGAGCACGAATATCGTGGGCAGAGTTCGAAGTACCAAATGGGCCAAGAAGGGCTAGAGTCTCATGGGCAGAATTTGAGGCGCCTAATGGACCGAGACGAGGAAGAGTATCGTGGGCTGAACTCGAGGTTCCAACTGCGCCAAGGAGAGCAAGAATTTCTTGGGCAGAGTTGGAAGTTCCAAATGGCCCTCGACGAGCTAGAGTGTCGTGGGTCGAGTTCGAGGTTCCATATGATCTTCGACGCTGTCGGGTATCATGGGCAGAACTTGAAGTGCCCAACGCACAACGGCGGGCTCAAGTATCGTGGGCCACATTTGAGGTTCCTTCTCTTGGTGGAGATACAAGAAGGGTTTGGCGCCTAGCCAAACGATTTAGATAGGGGTTAGAAATGCCAACCGAACTCATTCAACCTGGCGAGCCTGTAAAGCTCTTCGATGCAAATGCTGTTGCAGCTCCAGTCAATAGTGCAACATACGCTTTGCCGACGTCACTCGCAAAGGTCATCTCGTGGTCTTGTGCTTACGCTTCGGCTCCCTCTGCTACCAACATCAAGCTCCAAGTATCGAATGATGGGACAGTGTGGACCGATCTGGATTCGAGCACAGTTACCGCGGGAGAGGTAAAGACAACCAACCCAACAAACGCAATTTTCTTGCGAGCACGTAAGGAGTCACAGACGGGTGGCGGAGCATTGACGCTACTCGTTGTTATTGGTTTCTAGGAGAAAGCTAATGCCTAATGATGTCGACGCCGAGGTTGAGAACCTCGATAGTGAAAGTGGAAGCATGCTCGATGCCCTGAATGAAGGGCTAGACAAAGCTGACAAAGCGGCCGCAGAAAAGAAGGGATCAGACGTTGATACTGATGATATCGAGGATATTACAGATGACACGTCTGATGAAGTCAAAGACGAGGACGAAGACGAAGTAGAAGAAGAGGACGAAGAAGAGGAAGAGGAAGAAGATGAGTTGGATGAGGAGGAAGAACTCAAAGATGCGGAAACTCCCGATCTCATCCGAAGCATCGAGAAGAAATACCCAAAGATCTTCAAGGAGTTCAAGCCTCTTCGTCAAGCTGTGATTCGTGATGCAGCTTATGGTAGGATCTTCACGAATCCTCAAGAAGCTGCAGATCAAGCACAGGTGTTTGAGGGCTACAAAGAATTCGAATCGGCTCTCCTACAGGGGGAAAACGAGCGAGTTCTCAGTGCAATCAAATCCACGAGTTCGGACGGATACAAAAAGTTCGTCGGCCAGTTTCTGCCATCTCTAAGAAATCTGGATCAGAACTCATACTACGAAGTGACTGCACCTGTGCTAGCTGAAATGCTATCAAGCGTGCAGGAAACTGGAAAAGCTCGTGGAGACAGAAATCTCTATCTCGCATCTCGCCACATCGCATCTTTGATCTGGCCTTCGTTAAAGGGTGAGATACCCGATTTTGCGTCGCAGAAGCCGAACCCCGAGACAGATGCAAGAGCTCGACAACTCGAAGAAAAAGAACGCAGTATCATGCGTCGAGAGATTGCTCGTTTCGGTGAAGATCTTAAGTCAACAACCAGCCGTCTGCTCCGAAAGAGGGTTGAGAAGGAACTTGACCCTGGTAACGTTCTGTCGCCCTACCTCAAGAACTCCGTGGTTGATAACACAATCAAGGAGATCAAGGAACTGTTGGATGAGGATAGACGCTTTGGAAAAGTTATGGATGACCTCTTTCAGAGAGCCATTCAGAGTAACTTCTCCACTGAGTTTCGTACTCGAATGATTGGGACCTACGTTAGCAAGGTCTCCCAACTCATTGGTCCTATCAGAAAGCGCCATTTGCAAGCCGCGTTGGGCAAGTCAACTGGCAAAGAGACACCGCCACCGAAGCGGCGTGATGTTGGGGATGCGACAAGCCAAGGACGTTCTCAGGCTGTGCGTAAAGAGAATATCGATTGGTCGAAATCGGATCTTGATATCATGTCGGGTCGGGGGCTTAAGAAGAAGTAAAGGACACCCGACATGCCTGTTCAAAACGAGGCGGCTGTCGCGGCGGCAGAACTGGAGCACGTCGATTCGCTCGTCCCGGTCCTGTTTGAGCGCGAAGGGCCGTTTTTTCAATGGATTGACACGGCCGAGGATGTTGACATTTCGGCTCGTGATGCTCGAGTCCCTCTCGAGATGTGGAGTGGTGGGTCGTTTGCCCACTACAACCCGGACGGTGGGGCACTCGGAACTGGTACCGCTCCGCAGTACGACAAGGCTGTCATCAACAGTCAGCACTTGCGGATGGCAACCCAGTACACACGTAAGGCTGAGTGGGCCACGGAGTCGAGTCGTAAGGCCGTGGTCAACACCGTACGGAGGCTGAGTGCTTCCGCTCTTGCAGAGTTCCGACGCTATATCGATTCCATGCTGATGACGCCTGGAAATGGTGTTCTCGGAACTGTTTCTGCTGTATCGAACGATGCAACTTCGGATACCGTCACGCTTGCATCTGACGGATATGGTGCGAAGTTGGTTCGATATGCGCAGCCCATTGCAGTCTTCGACTCGACGCTTGCGACGAACCGAACGACTGGAACTGACAAGGTCATCACCTTCCATGATCCCGTTGCGAAGCAGATCAAGTATCTGGCCGGTTCGCAGTTGGCTCAGGTTGGTGACAAGATCGTCGTTGGTGGTCTTGGCAACGTGACGGGTGCAAGCGTTGTCTCGATCTTGGGCGTGCCGTACCATCACAGTAACGCATCGTCTGGAACGTGGCTTGGTTTGGATCGTGCGACGTATCCGCAGATTCGAGCCAATGGTATCAACGCAAACAGTGGATCGATTGCGTTGAGCTACGTTCGTCGTGCGATCAACATCATTGGGGATCGCGTCGGAATGGACAACATGAAGGATCAGACAGCCTGGATGCATCCGTGTCAGATTCAGGCTCTTGAATCCCTCGGTTGGGGTCTTACGACGATTTCTAAGCAGTCCAAGGAGGAGGGACTCAACCTCTTCTTCAAGGTCGACCAGATTGCTGGCATTCCCATCAAGAAGTCATTCTCGTGGGACAAAACGAGGATTGACTTCATGGTGAAGGGTGCTTGGAAGAAGGTCGTTTTCAAGTCCCCTGGACTGTACAAGAAGGGATCGGAGACACTGTTTGATCTTCGGTCGACTTCGGATGGATCTCCTCTGACGTCTCTCGTGTTCTACCACGTCATCAGTGCGAACACGTACATCAACAATCCTCCCGTGTGCTCGTATATCAGCTCACTGGCGGTTCCGACGGGTTACTGAGTTCTCTGAGAGGGGAGGGGGTAACTCCTCCCCTTTCTGGTATCATAACATGAGCGTCCCAAAAGACATTCAAGCAATCAATCAGTGGCTGGATCTGACGTATGGGCACGATCTTCTTCGTCGTCCCAACTATCGTGTGGTCTGGTCTGTTGGTCAAGTCGAGAAGCGTAAGGGAACCTTTGTAGACATGTATGGTTCCATTATCGTTCGTGAGTACTTTGCGGTGAAAGAGATGCCAAAGTATCTCTATCACCCAAATTGGCGCGAGCGATGGATCCTCGAGGTTTTGGACTTTACGCCCAATGAAGAGTTGGCACTAGACGTGGCAGGGCACTACGAGCCACTCTATGTGTTCTATGATGAAAATGGGAGGTACATCAAACCAACGCTCGCGGCCATCCAATTCTTCATGACAAAGTTGCTTCTCCGTAAGCCGTGGAAGACTGATGCGGAAAAGCAGCGTGAGATGGACGAAATGGAAAGAGGCGAGCATGATCAAGAAGCGGAGTTCTTCTACGGTTGCTTGGACGACGCGTTTGGGAGCGATATTGCTTCTGCTCTTCGTTCGAAGACCGGCGTTGTTGTTCCGGGTGTTATTCATCTTCCTGATGGTGGCACTCATATGTTTAACAAGGGAGTAACAAATGCAAGCGACAATAGTCAGCCTTCTGCCGTATAAGTTGAGTGGTGCAAGCACTCTGAAGCCGGGCCTTTTTCCATCTGAGTATACAATTCCTGCCGCCTATAAAGATGCACCAGGAATTGCAGTGATCAACAATGGACAGAGGGGAGTCTATCTCGACTCAGAACGTGGGACCGAACTCGTTATTGTTCCTGGAGAAGTCATTGCGAGATCTATCGTTGATGACTACATCATCAGCCAGCCAGGGCAAGATCAGACATGCGGTCCTGGTCTCTTCTTTGTGGAGGGAGCACACAAGGTCGAGGAGATTCTAAAGGGATTCAAGGATCAAGTCGAAGCAGCCGCCACTCGACAGAAGAATTGGTGGAAAATCCTCGTACGACTTGCGGATGATACGTGGCAGCAAAGTCATATCATCGCGCAGATTGGCGATCTTGATCGTATGGCTTGTCGACAACTTGGATTGACACGTGATTGGTTGGATGATTCTCCAGATACGATATTCAACTGTCCACTCTGCAATACAGTTCTCTCGACAACTTCCGCCATCTGCTACGCCTGTAAGGTGATCTTGAAGCCTGAGGTGGTACAGAAGTATCAATTCATCAATGATGGGCCACTCATGGCAAGGAACAATCCCGTTCAGACTCTGAACGCCAAGGGGTAGTACCATGTCCGTAACTGCTGGTGACGTGATGGACAGAGCTGCAGCTCTTCTTTCGGATGCATCAAAGATCACGATGACTTACGTCTATCAGCTTCCATTCCTTAAGCTGGCTTGGGATGAGCTTCAAGAAGAGTTGATAGCAAATGATATCGTGGATATTGAAGAGTCAGTTAGCTCGGCTATCACCGTCAATGCAGGTACAAAAGAACTGACGTCTGGAGTTCCAACGGACTTCGTGGTTCCAATTAAGCTGTGGGAGAGAGCTGTTGGGGAGACCGATGTCGATCTTATCCCAATGACGAAGCGAGAGCCGGATCCCACAGAAGCACAAGTTGCAGAGTTGGAGGTGTGGTACTTTGCGGAGGGTCTCATTAAGTTCCGAGGCGCCACGTCCAATCGTGTCATTGTCATTCGATATCAGAAGGAGCTAGCTGCCATTTCGAATGAGAATACAATCCTTCCGATTCAGAATGTCAAGTCTTTCTTGGCTTATCGGACGGCTGGAATTATCGCCGAGACTCGACAGAATAAGGATCGAGCTGCGAAACTTCATGACCGAGCCGAATACTTCCTGAGAAAGACTCTCGGGACGAAAGTAAAGGATGAACAGAGCGAACCCGTACGTCCGCATCGTTACGGATACGGAAGGAGAGGATAATGGCTGTTGCCGACATCGTTGCTACTGTCACCCTTGATGCGGTTCTCCCAGGCAAGGGTATGCTGATTCTTGGCACGCTTGCTGTTGATGCTTCACCAGATACGTATGCAACTGGTGGACTCGCGCTTGCTGCGGCGAACTTCGCGTCAAAGGTTCCACTGGCTCCTGGAGCAAAGCCTTTGCAAGTACACGCAAAAGGAACTTCGGGATATCACTACGAGTATGACTACGCAAATGCGAAGCTGAAGATCAGACAATCTGCTGCTGCATCAAACCCAGAGGGTGAACTTGCTGTAGCAGCTATTCCTGCTGCTGTCTCCAGTGACGTCATCTCGTTCATTGCCGTGTTCGAGAAGTTTCCGAGCGTCTAATGGCTGACTACGACTTCGCTCCCGGTTCAATAGCTCAATTCCGAGGTCGGATGGCTCGGGGTAGCGTCGATGGTGTGCCTCGAGATTTTGCAATTGACGAAAGAAACAATGAGTTTATTGAGCTGGGAGTGAAGACTCGTAGTGGTTTCGCTTCATTTCTTCAAACTACCGGTAACTGGAATGGAAAGGTTCTTCGAGGTTACGAGTATAAGAAGCGAAATGAGGCAAGTCGAAGACTCGTACTAGATGACACGGGTAAGATCTGGGATACATCAACGGCGATGACAACTCCCATATTGTCAATTGCCACGATGACAGATTTTTCTGCTTTGACTCTATACGACCGAGTTTATATCACGCCACATGATGGCGAGCGAGGTCTTTCAAATGAAAAAGTCTACGTCTACGATGGGACTGGAGTTGCCCGAATTGCGGCCGGTGCTGGTCCATCCGGATATACCCTTGGAGCTGCTACGGGGTCTACAGGAATTGTCGATGCAGGTGTTCATCTCTTCTCAGTTGCCTTTGAGACAGCTTCCGGACATATCACAAAGTTTGGTCTTGCAGGAGCTGAGGTTGCCACTTACACTGCCCCAGGCAATAAGAAGGTTAACCTTTCAGGGATTCCTACAGGCGGATCTTTCGTTGTTGCGAGACATATCATAGTCACAAAAGTTATCAAGGACTACAATGGAAATCCAGTTGATAAGACTTGGTACTTCTTGCCTGATGGAAAGATATCGGATAACGTAACCACAGTTCTAAACGATATTAACTTCTACGATACGGATCTGATTGATTCTGCTAGTCGACTCATGGATCAGTTGGCCGAGATTCCAGCAGGAAGTTGTATCGGAACTCTTGGAACTCGTATGGTTGTGGGTGGTGAAAGAGTGAATGATGCCACTCTACGAGTTTCTTTTCCTGGTGAACCCGAGTCGATGTCGGATATTACTGGTATTATTAACATAGATCCAGGAGATGCTGGAGGTGGAGTTCGAAACTTTGTAGAGTATAGGTCGAATCTGTACGTTCAGAAGGATTTCAGATTCTATGTAACGAGTGATAATGAGTCTGATCCCTCGACGTGGAAAGCTCCACAAATTGATGCTTCTCAAGGTACATCCACGCATGGTACTGCTGGCGTTCTAGATTCAAAGGGACAATCACTTGAATCTTTCTTGATTTGTACTCGAACTGGTCTTTATCGTTTCACTGGATCATTTGGTGATCAACGAGAGCTTTCCTATGTGATTGAGGACTTGTGGAAGAGGATCAATCCTGTCTACTTCTATAAGCTCCAAATATCTATCGATCCCATAGTAAAGCGCTTGTACGTTTCGGTTCCGCTTGATACTGCAACCTCACCATCGCACATCTTTATGGGTGACTTCTCTGAGGGTCTGACTGCTGATAAGATCAAGTGGTCCATATGGACGCTTCCGAATGCTCCCTCGACTCATTGGGTTGAGGTGGATTGGACGACTCGACGTACCATCTTCAGGTATGGTTCCGAAGCGGGTGGTGTGTACTCTCACACTCCTGGACGACTGAATGACTTCAACAATCTAATCACAAGCTACTATCGTCCAGGTCAATTGGTTGATTCTACCGGAGGAGTGCTACAAATAATAGCAGTTCGAGTGCGTGCTATCGGATCTGGGAATCTCTATCTCAAACTATATGCGTTAGATGATTCTCAAGTATCTACACTTCCGTCGCTCACTCTTTCCGCCTCACCGGGGAAAGAACTTACTCGACTAGTTGGTACGTTTAACAGTGAAAGAATCTCAGTCGAGTTTGGAGTCTCAAGTATAGATCATTGGTATCAGCTTACCAAGATTCGATTGGCCGCCTCGACCCTCTGGGAATTGTAGTGGCAGTTACATCTAGCTACGATAAGATCAGCCGCTTGATTGATACATATAGGACGAAGGATCCTCGTCTGGCTGAGATCCTCTCGACTATTGCATCTGATCTTAATTTGACAATTCTCACGATTAATCCACTACAGGAGACGGTATCAGTTCTTGGTGCCTTTGATGCTGTGCCACCCGATGATCTGACGACTGTCGTGGTGTCGCTTCTTCAATTGAACATCCAAATAACTTGGGGAGCAGTTACTGGGGCTCAATTTTACGAGATTCGTGAGGGGGTTGACTGGGACACAGCAGTCTTCATACTTAAGACGGCATCGCTTAGTGCTAACATAGAGCCGAGATTGATTGGATCTTATAATCTTCTAATAAAGGGTCTAAGCTCTGCGTCCGTGTATAGTACCAATGCGATGGCCTTCCAAATCATTATCCCTGCATTGGGATCTATGGTATTGTCTGCCAGTACGATAGACAATAACGTAATGCTCAGTTGGAATGCTCCTACGTCTTCTTTTCAAATTCATCACTACAATCTCTACAAGGATACAATCAAGTTCGCCGAGCATAATGGACTCTTCTTTTCTCGACCCGAGGTAGCTGCTGGTACTTATCTCTTTGAGGTTGAAGCGGTTGACATCGTTGGTAACATGTCGGCAAAGGCGAGTGCAAGTGCAACTGTCAACACACCGCCAGATTACATGTTACAAGATGAGAGAACAATTGATCTCTCAACTGTAACAAAGTCGAATGCGGTACTTCAGAATGGAAGGATCATCGCTTGCGTCAATCTTGTTGAGACATATCAAGACCACTTCACTAGTCGTGGTTGGGCCTCGCCTCAAGATCAGATTGACGATGGGTACGCTCGATGGATTCAGGACAACCCACTCACTGGTTATATCCTAGATGAGTATGACTATGGTACGGTTCTTTCAAATACTGTAGCTAGTGTATCCTATGTCAAAGAGATTTACACAGGTACAAACGATGTACTCGTAGTTGTAAAAATGAGTTGGAGTGAAGATGGCATAACTTGGAATGACGAACAAATAGGAGAATCGCAGTTCATAGCCTCGCTTCGATATCTTAGACTCAAGTTTGAGTTTAATGCATCAAATGACGACGCTATGATATCTTTCTACAATGCAGTGGTAAGATTGAGTGTCAAACGAGAAGTGGACTCTGGATCGTTCTATGCAGATGAGAACGATTCCAGTGGGACGCTTGTCTTATTCAATAAATCATTTAAGGACGTAGACTCAATTACTGCTACAGCAGCAGAAGCTCGCACTCCTATCTACGTAAGCGTGAACTTTTTAGACGTTCCGAATCCAGTTTCCTTCAGGGTCCTTGCCTTCGACTCTGCTGGGCGACGAGTTAGTCATTGGATTGACTGGAAGGCAAGAGGGATAGTATAATGGCACGACGAAACATTGTAGTCACGACGGAAGCTGAGGTCGCTCTGGTTGCTGCAACTGCAAAGACAATTCTTCAAGTTGTGGCTCCCACGAACCAGCGAGTCGCTATCAAAGGCTTTTCGGTGTCCTTTGATGGTACAAGTGCGACGGCTGAACCAGTTCAAGTTGATCTTGTCAAGCAGACAACTGCTGGGACGATGACAGCCGCAACTCCAGTGGCCGAGCAAGTTGGCTTGGGTTCTGAAACGATTCAGACGACCGCACTGAAGAACGCGACGGCTGAGCCAACCACGACCGATGTCTTGAGGAGATACGAGATTCACCCTCAAACAGGTCGAGAAGTTCGATTCAGTATCGATGATGAGATCGTCATGGCTGGTGGTACTCGAGTTGGAATTCGATGCACCGCGCCAGCGAACGTCAATGCCCTTGCTCACATGAGTCTCGAAGAGTAAATGTCGCTCTGGATCAGATACGACGCCTCAAGAGGGATATGGGAGGTAGCTCCGGATGAGGTCTCCCATATCTTTTCTGATCTCGTTGAGAATCATCCTCGAGAATGTGCATTTGGAAAGTGGGTTGACTTTAACGGTTTCGCGGATGCTAGAGCTATTAAGTATCAAGATGATGAGATTCAAGGACGTCGTGTCAAGCTGTATGGAGAAGAAGGACTAGTCAAAGAGATAGCTCGACGTAGAAAGGGTGGAACGTTTGATTGGGGTCCTGGAGAAGTCGATACTCCTCCCAGCGTTTCGCCATCTGGTAAAGCTCGTGTCTACTTTGATAAAACAACGAATAAACTTCGAGTCTCAGAAAATGCGGGGGCATTTGAAAATCTAGTTAAAGCAGATCCAACTATACCACACGCGATGTTTACGAATACAACAGGTGGAGGATCGGCGGCATCATACACAATACCATGGGATACGGAAAGTTTCAACTCTGATAGTTCACTCTTTACTCGACAATCTAGTAATACTGAGATCAAAGTTAGCACTACTGGAAAGTATCTAGTCTCATGGCATGCAGATGCAACTGGGAGCGCAAATCAAAGCTTGGCCTGGTACTTTTACGTTAATACGACAAGAGAATCACAGTTCGTTGCTTGCGGTGGTGATGTGGGATTTGTTGGTGGATGTGGCACCATGCTACTGCCTCTATCAGCTAATAACTACGTAAAGTTGACAGTTATTATAGGCACGCATAGTGTATCTGGAACTGACAATCGCATATCCATAGTGAAGGTGGCATGATGGCCGACTGGAATGACCCACTCATTGATGATCCATATGCTGATCTTCTAGCTACATTTAAGGCTAGAGATGAAGATGCGGCATCTCATGCTGAGAGCCCTACAAATCCTCCTATAGGTTATATCAGGTGGGTTGTATCGACATCTAAGTTCCAAAGATGGAGTGGCGCCATATGGGTTGATCTAGTCCTTGCTGTAGGAAGCGGAGGGACGGGTGGAACTTCAGCACTTGGAACGTTGGCTTTTCAATCAGCCTCAGCAGTTGCAATTACTGGTGGAACGCTTACGGGAGTTGCAATCACGCTAGGTGGTAATCTTTCCTTTGATGCGGATGGAACACGAAACATCGGATCTTTCGCGACTCAGGCTGGAAAGATATACGTCAAGAATGCGTGCGTCATCCCAGTCGGACCCAATAAGTGGGAGACGGTATGATCTTCGATCCTCCTCCTGCAATCGTTGAGAAGTATGAACCTATCTCTCCGTATCCGCTTCGATTTAAAGTGAACGCAGATGAGAAACGAAAGAAGTCCATAGCAGAAGCGATCAAAGGAGTACATAAAGGACAGAGATCAATTGTCGATGCATTCAAGCTAAACGTCCTTGATGATCCAACGGTAGACATAGTTTTTAACCCAAATAGTAAGTCGAGCGATTCAATTACGGCTTACACAAAGCAAGGAAAGAAGAAGATAAACGTTAATAAATCCTTCTTCGCAAATCGCACTGATAAAGATAGAACGACTACTCTTAGTCATGAATTGCTTCACGCAGTTGGGCTTCCAGAGCAAATAGAAGGTCACGACTCAGAGTACCTCAAACATCCAATAGATGCATCTCAAGCTAACTCTAGAGAGTTGAGGCGGTTACTTGGACTGGATTGAGTCAAGTCCAATAAGGCGACGAAGACGAAAGAAGATAGTTGAATCTTCTTCATATCCAGTCCCAGTAACAGTCTATCTAGATAAGGGACCTGGATCAATTTGGATCGAGGATAAAGAGTTCCACTGGATTGATTCGAACAAGGCTGAGTGGTATTTTCCTGGTACACTAGTTGAGGCAGCTACAACAGGTAGACCTGGATCTATCTGGATCGAGGGTGACGACTTTCATTACATCGACGCATATGGTGATGATAGAAAAGTTTATGGTCCAGTTGGGTCTACTCAGAGTGCTAGACCAAGTATTTGGATAGAGGCAACCTCATCACTCTTCTCCTGGATAACTGAGCTGTTAGCTAAGAACGTAAGTGGACACGTCGACGTTGTTCACTCAGATACCCATGGTGATACAACGCATAATGATCATGGAGATGTTGCTCATGCTGATATTACTCATGTGGATTCTCACGATGATTGGCATAGTGATATTCCACATAGTGATAGTCATAGCGATACTCATAGTGATACACATGTAGATGAGCATACAGATCATCAAGATGGTTTTAGTCAACCAGATCACTACGACGAGCATACAGACTATCACGATGATTCTCACAGTGACGAAGTTCACTCAGATGTGAATCATACAGACGATCACGGTGATACGACGCATGGTGATGTCCCTCATACAGATACCCATACGGATCATAACGATAGCGCGCACGTAGATACACATGGAGACGTAGTCCACACGGATCTACCAATCTATGTAGGTTTAACATGACAATAGAAGTCGTCATTACGCCAGCTTGTAACATCAAGTGTACGTATTGTTATCAAGATCCGATGCGGGATGCTGGTAATTTTGGTGTAGGTCTGCCTCAGTTCGATCGGATCTTTAAGTCTATCGAACAAGCAAATGTAGGTGCAAAGAAGCCCGGATTCACCGTCTTTGGTGGCGATCCGCTTCTTAATCCCATCCAGACTCTAGAACGTCTATGGGGTTTTGGGTTGGAGAAATACGGTCATAATGGTGTACAGACTAATGGTGAGTTAATTACGGATGAGCACATTACTTTGTTCATCAAGTACAATGTAGGAGTTGGGATTAGCGTTGATGGACCCTGGCCGTTGAATAAAGCAAGGAGTGATGAGAAAGGAACAAATAAAACGCTTGATGCTATTAAGAAGTTGAGAGAAGTAAATAGACCGCCCGCGATATCAGTAACGATATCTCGAGCTAATGCTAGTCCAGAGCGGCTAGATCAACTTCTTAATTGGATCAAGGAGATAGGTGAGTGGACGTCTGAGATTCGCTTTCATTCTTTAGAGGTTGATGGAGAAAAGGCTAAGCATTTAGTCCTATCTGAAGCTGATGAGATCGCGGCTTACAGGGCACTGAGTACACTCAAAATCAAAGCAATCATACAGCCAATGCTGGACATGCGAAATCTTCTAGCTGGAAAGTTCGATGATGTGGGATGTACCTGGAATGGTTGCGATCCACTCTCTACTCCGGCTGTTCAAGGTATAGGAGCAGATGGTCGATTAACAAATTGCGGAAGGACAAACAAAGATGGCGTGATGTATCAAAAAGCAAATACGCATGGAAATGAAAGAACTATCGCACTGTATCATACACCATACGAAGCTGGTGGATGTAAAGATTGTCGATACTTCTTTGCCTGTCGTGGTCAGTGCCCAGGTGAAGCGATAGATGGAGATTGGAGAAATCGATCTTCTCATTGTCGCCTTTACTATGCGCTATTTGAGGATATCGAGAAAGAGGTTGGACGTATACCAGATGACAAGATCAAGGAGTATGAACGACGCATAACTCTTTCCACATCTGGACATGGAGATCAGCATGGTGACGTGCAGCATGTCGATCATAATATCCTCATGGTTCCTGTAAAGGTCAAGTCATGAATCGCACTGGTATTATTCTTCCAGAGTTTACGCGCGTCATCTGGTCATCGGCGGACGCTCAAAAGATGTGGGAGCCTGAGATCCAGAAGGTCAGCAACTACGTTACAGACATGGAACTTCAGTCTGTTTTGAGAGGTCGTAAAGCCATCCAGTCAGCATCGGGTCAAAGATTTGCATATGTATCTAACTTTGCCCATCAAAACGGTTTAGTTATTATAGCACTTGGAGCGACCAACTCAATAAACTACCAATCCAGTCCATCGCCATATAATCCTAATCAACCCTTTGCAGTTAAGTATGCAATCCTACGACCTGAGTATGTTGAAAATTTCATAAAGGACTGGAGATCTGGAGATAACGACGCGATTGGTCTTCATCTTGGTTTTCCTAGGTGTTGCCGCGCTTTCTTCAATCGAGTGTGGGTAGAACAGAAATATCTTGATACGACATGGGCTATGGGAGAAGATCGCGCATTAGGAAATAATATCGAGGCTGGTGGTCCAGATGAGTGTAACATCATGCTTCGATGGATGGGTGTACGATCTACCCCACATCTTCCTTGCTCGTTTCATTGTCATCGAACTGTGGACTTTGCTGACACCTTCAATGACAAATCTCGACCTGAGTATGCATCACTGATGGAAATGCTCTCATGGCCTATTGAGTGGTCAGCCCTTCATGGCATTGCTCGTATTAAGACTCCACTCTTTGAGATCGTAACAAGGACAGACCATACGAATGAGAAATATACAGTAAGAAGGGAAGGTAAAAAGTATCCAACTAATGGTGCACGAGGATTGGTCTTCCCATTCCGTTCACGCCCTGAACAGGAAGTACAAGTTTCCGCGTCGGAAAGTATATGGAAAGATAATGGCTTTTCGACCAAGGAAGCTATGCAGAGTGCTCATGCCATCATCTTAAATACACTAATTCCTGTGACCCCTGAACTACTTTGTATCCACGACTTTGGATGCGGCAATGGCATGTTGCTTAGTCAGATATCTAATGTGGTAGAGCATTGCTCGCTTCATGGTGTAGACATAAAGGAGTTTAAGAACCCAAAGTCAAACATCCATTTGCATCAAGCTGATATCATGGAGTACCATGAGATCTTCAAGCATACGGGACGAGGTGGACTTGTCTTAATGTCCGTTAATCGATTCGATGACGTGAAAGATGTAGAAAAGCTCAAGCATGTACTTCGATATAGTGGGGAGTTCTTCCTCTTTTACTCGTATGATAAATCAGACTTTCAAGTCGATGGAGCTTTTGAGCTACTGAATGAGCAGACAAATGGTATCACGTACGCTAAGCTCTATCGACAGGAGTTAGGAAAATGGCAAGGCATTTCAGTGATGAAGAAGTAAAAAATCTCGATCCTCGACTTGTCGAGCTTTTAGACTTCGCACGAGAATCGGCAGGTATACCTTTCGTAATCACTGAAGGTTATGCCGTAGGTGGTTCTCATGTTGGTAACACAGCGCACCAACGTGGTAAGGCTGTGGATATTCGAGCACGAGATGGGGTATCAAGATTCAAGATCCTCACTGCTTTGCTCTCAGTCGGTTTTGTTCGATTAGGTGTGTACAATCATCACATACATGCTGATATCGATGCGACATTACCGCAGAACGTCATCTGGTGTGGAGTAAGCAAATGAGTCTCAGTGAAGAGAAGCGAAATACCGTAGGATCTTGGCTCAATGAAGGATCCGACGATACCCGCAATGCGTATCGAGACTTCAATCAAAACTTTACCAACTATCGTAACCGAGCCGCGGATCTTTGGTCTGGTGCCCAAGGTTGGGGTATGGGCGAGATCAAAGGTCTATACGAGGGTCTGGCCGCTGGAGGTGGTGGCGGCGGTGGTATGCCCGGTTATGGTGGTGAGCTTGATGAATCCAAGAACTGGTGGAATCAAGTAGCTGACACCGGCTGGAGAACACCCGAGCAGAAAGAAGCCGGTTGGGGTTGGGGCAACTTCAAGAACTTCGCCGAAACTGGTGGATGGTCAGATCCAGAGAAGGCAGACTTCAGAGCTCGTGCAGCATCTGGAACTCCTCAATTGTATGAAGGAGTTCGAAATGAAATGCAGAGAGGGCGTAATGTCCAAGGAGGTTATGGACCTGGATATACGTCATCTCTTGCAGCTCTTGCTCGAGATAAGCAATCAGCTATCGCGAATACACAACTTGGAGCAGAAACGAACCTTGCTGAATCAATCCGATCTGGTAAGAAGTGGGGATCGGAGCAAGGTGCAGGAGCAGCCAAGGGTGAACTTGGTCAGATGGAACAAGGTCGTGGAGAAGTTGATCGTATCCAGCGTGAGATCATGGATCGTAATAATGCTGCAGCTTCGTATAATGCTGGAGCAGGACAACGAGACATGGCTATGCGTTTGGGTCTGATTGACAAATATACCGATCTTGCTCGTCAGACAGGTGGAGAAACAACATACGGTCAACTTCAACTTGGCGGTCTAGCTGGTCGCTCTGGCGCTGACATTGGTTACTCCAACGCTTACACACAAAGTCAGCAGACAAAGGACTTCTGGGACAAAGCCGCTATTACTGCTGACGTGTTGGCCGGCGTTGGCAGTATTGGTCTAACGTCCTTTACCGGCGGCGTACTATAAGAGGAACATCATGGGACTCTTTGACTTTGACTTTGGTGGTGGCGCGGATAGCGACTACATCGATGAGCTAGAGCGCAAGCGTAAAGAAGATGAAGCAGCTCGTATCGCTGCTGCCAACTTTAACAATATGATCAGTTCAACTCCAAATATCAATGGGTTGTTTGATCAACAACTTGACAAGCAAAGACAACAAGCTCGAAGTGTTGGCGCGTCAATAGGCAAAATAGGAAATACGGTTGGAAAGTCAATATCGAATCCTAAAGAGATGGCTGGTCCACCTATCGAAGATATTCAGAGCGATCTAACAGATGCTGAGCTAGATGATCCAGGTTCAAAAGTTGGCGGAATTATTCGTCGACAGGCTGAGATGAGCAAGGAACCCCCAATTGGTCAGCCCATTGAAGACATCGAAGATTTCTCTCCTATTGAAAAAGAGACAAAGACATCCCCAACTGAAGATGCTCTACAATCCTATAAGGATTGGGCATCTCGACGTCCTACAACAGAACAGTATAAACCGTCACTAGGTCGAAAGATTCTTGCTGGACTAGCTGGTGTCTTAGCTGGAGCAGGTGGTGGACCAGCAGCTGCTGTCAAAATGCAACAAGCCATCATTGGAAATAAGTATCGAAATGCAATGGTGGACTGGGAAACGGAAGGAAAAGCACTCGAACCAATAGGCGAACTCTCAAAGTCTATTGAAAATGTAGGACAGCGACGAGAAACGTCTAAGCTGGCTCACGAGACTGGTATGGCTCGAGTTGGTGCTACGATGGAGGGGGTTAAACAGCGTAGTGATACTGAAGCTATTCGACACTCAGATCGTATGGCTGAGTTGATGTCCAAGGAAGGTAGTGACGCGGAGCGTAGAGCAGAGGTGTCAAGGCATAACAAGGCAGTCGAGGCAATTGCAAGAGAGACAAATCAGATCCGAAAGACGGATGCTGAGACACGACGTAAGACCTCTGAGGCATATTCGTCTAGAGTCGACGCTTTGAACAAGGGTGGTGGAAAGGGTAAGAAGGGAAGTCCTCTACCATCTCATTATCGTAAAGCAGTTCAAGATACAACGAATGAAGTACTCGCAACACAGCGTCCCGAGATGCGGAAGTATTTCCGTCAAGGTCCAAGTGGAGAGATCTTTCTCCGACCCGGTCAGAAGCTTCAACCAGAAGAGGCACAGAAGCTTCAGGCTTTCTTGGACGATATGAGAAAGAAAGCCAAGGAAAGACTGGACATTGAGGACGATAACATCGAAGAGTATAGCCCGCTTCGTGGAGATATCCAATGAGTCCACTTTGGCGAGATTTTTCCGGGGAAACCTTTGAGCTTCCCTTTGCTCCATTGAATCGTGAGGAGGAAGCTCGCCTTGTAGAAGAGGCTCGACGTAAGAAAGAGATCGAAGCTAGATCTCTTGAGGTGGCACTTGCTCAAGCTCAACAAGAAGAAGCTGAGGGGCCAGTTAAGAAAGCGGCCCGCTGGTTCTTTGATTCTCCAGTCTTGAAGCCTGCAGCTGAGGCTATACGTAGTGGAGAATTGGAGAGACAAATACCTGCTCTTCGTCCTATCATCGAACCTCTTCGAGTTCTTCCAGGTGCTATCTCCGGAGGAGCAGCACTTGCTGGGGCATCGATCGATCAAGCTCCTTGGACTGTGCCTGGTATCGGTGAGGTCATTAGTAAAGAGTACAATCAAGGTCTGCCAACAGCACTTGAACAAGTAGCACCCGTCGATATCACAACACTTGGTCTTGGTGCTGGAGCCTCCATTGCTTCGAAAGTTCCTCGACTATATCGAACTGCCAAAGCTCTATCTACTGCATCTAAGATTGCCGACATCACAGAAGCTGGATATGGTGGGACTCAAGTTGTCGAAGGTGTAGGAAAAGCAAGAGAGGGAGCAGGAATTGGTGAATGGGGTCCAGAAGTTGGGGCAGGTGCTGCTCGACTTCTTGGTGGGGCTGCGCATCTTATTCCAGATACCAAGCCCAAGGTCAAGATTGAAGAACCTGTAAAGATTCCAGACTTGACTGAGTTGCCAATCGAACCCAGACCAGAAGATGTCAATATCCTCGATCTCATCCATGAAAACGCAAGTGGAGAAAGTGCGGCATCTGCAGAGGCGATTAGTCGTCAGAGTGGAATGCAAGCTAAAGGTGAGCAGTTCGTAGTCTACGATCGAGCTGGAAACAAACGACCCCTTATAGGTCCCGATGCGGTAGACTATCGTGCCCAGCCAGGTGAAACCTATGGGGTTGAGGGGCCTAATGGATTCTGGGCATTAGATAATAAAGGGGGAAAGGTACCAGACATAGAGACAACTTCGCCTGATATCAGTGATGTGCCACAGATTGAAGAACCAGCCACAGCCCATGAGATCAACGCTGACGAGTTAAACAATACAGATGCGTTTCTCGAAGAGCTTGGTGTGACTAGACAGGGGCCAGAGATCAATCCTGTTCAGGCGCCTGTCAGTGCAGTTCAGAATGCCCCGGTCGCAGAAACACTCGAGGCCCCAATCAATCGCCCCGCTGAACGGCAATCCGGCGATCTGAACGGCAACGTGAGTGAGCCACCCGCCGTGCAACCCCAACCCGGGCAGCCAGCGCCTCCAGAAGCTCAAACGTCGACTGGACCAAAAAACTATAATGAGTTCCTAACCGCAAAGTTTGGGGAACGAGCAACAACTGCCAAAGAAAGGATGTTGGCAAAGGCTGAGTGGAATCGTATTAGAGGCGAAAAGAAACTGATAGAAGCAGCAACTAAAGCTGGGATGGAACCAGAAAAGATTCAAGAGTTGCTAGCTAAAAACCCTGAAGATGCATCCCCTGAGATGGGTAGATTGTCTGCACTCCGCCGTGCAATTCTACCCGTCATCGATAACATGGAGCATGTCCATCCTTGGTTTAAGAAGCAGTTTACCAAGTATCTTGATGATGCAGAAACACCAGCCATGCGAAATCTTGCCGACTCGTGGAAGATACGCAAAGGCTTGAGCAAAGCAGAACAGGGTGAAGTTGCGCTCATTCTCAATGGAAAGCGAAAGATCACTGATGCATCTACTCCTGGAGTTCTAGAAGCTACACGAGCATATCGTCAAATGCTTGATCAAGCTCTAGTAGATGCTCGAGATAGTGGGGCTATCAGCAAAGCTACGTACGATAAGATAGTAGCTAAGTATGGAAGCGGCGATGCTGGTACATACTTCCCACACAAGTTCAAAAAGGGTTGGGATGATGGAGTTGTCAGTGCACTAAATATCGATAAGACATGGAACCTCAAAGATCCGCATCTTGAGAAGGGGAGGCTGTCAGATATCGAGGGATACAGAAAAGATCTCGATGTTCTTGATGAGTACTTCCTGTCAGCTTATCGACGTTCGTCTGAGGTAAAAAACTTTGGACGACGACTCGAGTTGCTTCGTCGATTTACAAAGAAACACATTACTGATAAGCCAACAAAGAAATGGCTAGAGACAAACATTCGTAGAGTCCTTGGACGAGAGGAAGCTGGATCATTTGATAAAGTTAGTGGACATGTCCGTCATATCCAAGCCCTATCTGATCTTGGACTCGCTGCTGCATATCAGCCAATGCAGGCAATGAATACCGCACTCTATGGTGGGATTGGACGATCAGCTTTGGCCATTCAACGAATAGCAAAAAACTACCCAGAAGAAATGTACAACGCCATCAGATCTCGAGCCTTGGTTCCAGATATAACACAAGAGATAATCGCCGGAGCTTATGGAGCTAAGGAAGGGATCACGTCAAAGGCTCTACAAAAGTTCATGTGGGGCGTCCCAACACTGGATCGATGGACTCGCATACATGCCAATACAGTAGGAAGGATGTTGGCAGAAGATGCACTCAAAGGAAACAAAGCTGCAATACGAGATGTCAAGGCGCTTGGATTTAACAAGATAGAAAATACACCTGAGTTCGCTAATCAGGTTGGAAAGGCCTTGTCAGATAAAGCGCTATTCAGAACGGGCAATCTTGAAGTACCAGGATGGACATCCTCGACGGCAGGTAAGCTCGCGACACAGTATACTCGATTCATGTATCGTCACGCAATCTTTGTGACTGACATGTTTCGAGAGGCAGGTCGAGGAAACGTTGTACCACTTGCTCGCTTCCTTGCTGTACTCCCTACAGTTATACCAGCAATGGCAGAGGTCATTTATCCACTACGAGAAAGTATACGAGAGCTTACGCGACAGACTATCGAGGAGCCTGAGTACAATGCTGAAGACTTGAAGTCAGCTGCTTTTGGGGATGAGAGTACATGGGAAGATGAGATAAAGTGGAAAGATGTGCTACGCAATAAGCGCATCCCCATGAGTCATCCACTAAAGCGCGGACTTCAAAATGCAACTCTTTGGGGTGGTGCAGGCATCTTCCAGCTTCTACTTGAACGAGCGCTTCAAGATCGTGGTGGAGTTGTTGAGACTGGTACGAAGACACTCTCTGGCCCAGTAGTGGGTAATGCGTACGAACTTCTTGGATCAGCAATCAAGGATATCAATGCACTGCCAGAGGAACTTGAGTATGAAACACATACTCCAGGTCGCTTTACTAGACGGTGGGGAGCACGACAGATTCCTATTGGTGGATACCCACTGGCACGAAAGATGAGCGACGAGCTTTGGGACTTTGAGAGGTAGTTATGCCTTGGGGTACAATGAACGATCTCATGAGTCGTGTAGCTGGTGGTGATCCAAGTCGGATGCAAACCGAAGTGGATATCCTCCGAGGTGCTCGAGAGGGTAGACCTAACCCAGAGTTAGCGAAGGCTCTTCCAACTCCAGTGGAACAAGCTCAAGCAGATCGATATGCTTGGGGTGCAGATATCGCTCGACAAACAGGAGCTAACCCATCTGCTAATCCAATCTTGAAAATGGCAGGCATGGCAGCACTTGCTCCTCCAGTAGCGTATGAAGGAGTCAAGGCTGCTGCTCCATCTATCCTGCCATACATCGGAAAGTTTTTGCCACAGGGTGAAGAGATGCAAGTGAATAATCGAACATCTCCAGCATCAATGGACAACATACGCGCACTCATTGCTGGATACCAGAACTATGGAAATCGGAGATAGTGTTCAGAGTCTGAACAGAAAGGAAGAATGATGTATCCCAACGATCCTCGATTCGGTGGAGGAATGCCACCTCCTCAGGGTATGCCAAGTCTTGGCGCAGCTATGATGCGTCCTCCCATGCCACCTCAAGGTATGCCTCCTCAGGGCATGATGCCACCTCGGCCCATGCCAACTGGAATGCCACCCATGGTTCCACCTCCTCCTGGACTACCTCCAGGTATGGCTCAGCAACCCGGACTTGGAGCAGCTATGATGGGAGGTGGTGCACCGCCTCCAAACATCGGAGCGGCGATGGCTATGATGGGAAGAGGTGGACCGCCGCAGGGTATGCCGCCGCAGGGTCCACCTCAAGGGATGCCGCCTCAGATGCGTCGTCCCTACTAGAATCGAAACTTTCTACCCTCGATCTTAGACCGAGCTACGCCTTCGCCTCGACGTAGTCTGAGCTGATTGTCTAGCTCGGTCTTAAGTGGTTCTCTTAGATCGGCGAGAGATCCAAGACACCACACGATGTAGTCAGAAGGGAGGTCCTCGAGAAACATGCCTTTGTATTTACCAAAGGGCATACGCATACCAGTCCTTTGGTTATCGGGTGTAGGATCAGGAGCTGGTGGATCTGGATGATTTGGTAGATCCACCAGCTCTTTCCACTTGTGCCCATCCTGGCAAATATATTCCACGGAAACTGTGACGGGCTCTTTCTTGCAGGTTGGACACTCAAGCTTCACTTTGTGTCTCCAAGTGTTCGGAATATCAATGGAATGCCAAGGTCGATAGCTATACGAATACCTTGAAGCATTCCATGAGATACGCCTCTATCCCAGTAGACCACAACTGCGTCTGCTTTCTCTATCCAGGCATGCCCGGCGGCTATTCCAAGCGTACGATCCTCTAACTTGGAATCTTTGAGCATGCCTTCCTGTGTGTAGAGAAGATGAGATGCAAGCGGAGCTTCTCCCCTATACAAACTGTCAAGCATGCACTTCTTAGCATACCAGATATTGGAGTCAACCTCACCGGCATAAGGACTCTCAATCACAACTCGTATCATACTTGACGCAGGGGGCGCTGACGCACCTCCATGTCCTCCAGTAGACGCTGACTTGCAACGTATAAGAAGTCTCGTGGACCTCGTTTATCTACTCGGATCCCACCAGCTTTTTCTAGCGTATCCACTATCACGTCTAGTTCATGCGACGTGAAGTCTCCCCAGTACTTTCGTAGTAGTAGAGATCGTGTGACTCTGTGCTCTTTCGAATTGTACAACTCCTCAAGCACGAGCTTGATCTTTGGTCCAAAGTCAGTTAGACCCTGACCCTTCCCTATCGAACTAGCAGTAGCAGTTGCGTGGTTGAGCAGCTCCATGGCATCAGTTATATGATGGATGCAGAGGACGAGTTCTTTACTTTCACTAAGAGAAAGGAGCATGGCAACTTTTAGAATTTGGTCGTGGATTCGGTTGGCTGTTCCTGTTTCATCTGATAGTTCTTCGGGGTTGTACTTATTGTACCAACTCTCAAAGAAGTCTCGAGCTTCTTCTTCCCATACGAATTGACCTGTAACCTCCGATATCTCTTGAAGATGTTTAAGTAGTTCCTCTATGTTGAGCGAAACTACGGGAGCACGAGTGAGGGCATTCTTAAGAGCTCTGCGTTTCTCTTCTACGATGATACATCGTGCGACAAACCCGCCCGTTACGTCCTTCTGAGTTATCATCGACTTGAAGAGCGGAGGATTTACAGCACCGAGCATGGTGACTGATATGTCCTTAAGTTGCTCCACGCCTGTCGACTTGAGCGTGACCTTCCAACCTTCAGAGTGGTAATGACCATCATGCAAGTCAGTCAAGATGGTAAAGGTGAAAGGGTTATCAATGAACGTTGTGGATAACTCACCGGAGACTATGAAGCCGTGCGCCTTGGTAAGTGGTGCACGCTTAGGACGTGTGACTGTGGTCGAGAGATCCTTAATGATCGCCTCGATGGAATTACGACCAGATATGACTCGTGTGTTGTCTATCTTCGAAACGAGTAGTTTAGCCAACGATGCGGCAAAGCCTTTCCTCAATCCTGAGTCAGCAATGAGAAGCACATAGATGTTGGGATAGAGCTTATAGTAGAACTTATCAAGGTAGACTCTATCCGCAACAACAGCTGAGATAGCTGATAGCGCTGCCCATTTGACAAAAGATCGAGGTGTCTCAGCCTCTGCCGTAGCTGCCATCACCTGATCTATCCAGCTCATATTCTATCTCCGATGTTACGTCGTGGTTGGATCAATGGGCAGAGGTGCTCCCTTCCACTTCTTGAAGTCCTTATAGTTTTCTCCTATTTCCACATCACAAGGAATGACGAGAGAACCGCGTGGAATCGTACAACCTGAAAAGTCTATGGGTGTTTCCATGTACTCCTTTGCGTATCCAGCAAACTCATCTTGCATTGTAGCTGGAAACTCAGCAGCAAATGCGTCGTGAGCTTCCATGACGAATCTGAGGTACTTTCCAAACTTCTTCTTCATCCGCATCATTGACCACTTGGTCTGATCTGATACATCTGCTTGAGGGATATAGCTATCCATCTCGCGATATAGATCGTCATTCAAGCGATCGAGGAACTGGCGGATCCTTCCTCGTGCTGTGCGTATTGTTCTATTGCCTTGAGCGATAGCTCGGATAGCAGGCCAGTAAACTTCACTTATCTTGGGGCAGTGCTTATCCAAAACCTTGAGGATCTCACCTGCTCTCCACTCGCTGATCTCGATATCGATATGGAATCTACGAGCTTGAGTATTTGATTCGATGGATAACCGCTTAGGTGATGTCTCATAGGCGTATGCGTGCCGTCCAATCTTTCCTATGTGTCGCTCAGGTGGATCCTTACCTGGACCTTTGCAGTATAGTTCTTCCTTTCCACCGAAGATGAATGCCGCAGTTCTTGCATGAACATCTACTCCTTCCGCAAACCATCGAAGAAGCTCTTCATCTTCTGAGAGGAGAGCCACGACTCGTGCTTCCGCCTGGGACAAGTCAGCGTTTCCGAACAGCAGTTTCTCTCCCGTCTTGAGACGAGTAGGAACAAACATCGTACGGATATCTCCGCCAAACTCACCGTGCTTAGTGATAGAGTGTCCCGACAGCCCAATCTGATGCGGTCGTACCGGCGCTCTAAGGATCGAAGTCGACGTCCTACCCGCCTCCGTTCCACCAATACGGAAACTGGTACGGAAGCGCCCATCGTAGTCCGGACGGAAAGCGATCTTAGATTTGGCATTTTGGATTCGTCTAACGTCGATGATGTGACTAAGAATCTTTCTCTTTCGCTCATCCTTGACACGACTGGACATGAGTTGCACGAGGGTATCTTCGTTCGCATCCTTCCGCCTCGGAATCTTTAGTTCCTCGTATAGCGTAAGCATGACCTGCTTTGGGGAGCGGCAGTTGATTGGATGGCCTATCAGCTCGAAGAGTTCATCTTCAGTTACTAACTGTTGATTGACATATTTTGCGTAGAGTTTATTTCTGACGTCATAGTCGATCTCCATACCTAGTTCTTCCATCTCCTTGTAGATGGTATGGAGAGGCATGATGAAGTCAAAGAAAAACTCCGTGAGTCCTATCTCATCCGCCTCTTTTAGAAGAGCATCAAGAACCTCATCTGTAACGGCAGAGTCTCGACCGTTATAGATGAAGATCCTAGATAGTGAGTCTTTACTAGGATGATACTCACGATACTCATCCTTGTAGTAGGGCTCTCGAGTGTAGATGGATGTAGAGAACTCAAGTGATGCAGGGAACTCTGGATTGACCAGCTTGGCTAAGAGAGAAGTGTCAGCATAAATTCCAGCGGGGAATCTAAAGCCGATGCATTCGAGTTTCTCCTGGTCATACTTGAGGTTCTGTCCAATGATCTTTATGTCTGGTTCTCGGAAGAGCCTATCAAGTAGACGCCAAATTTCTGCTAGTTCCGTGGATGATATCTTGTAGTTACGATCAAGATGTTCCAGCTTTATGAGTGGAACAGAGATGGCTTCCTTACTATCAAAGGCTAAGCCTACCATCATGGGGACACAGTGGTAAGCCTCGATATCTAGAGAGGCACGACGCTTTCCTTGCTTCGTCCACTTACGCTCCAAGAACTCGTATAGATCAAGGGAGCGAGTGGCATAGTGGAGATTACGATGCGGAAGCTCTAGCTCCTTTGTTTGTGCTTCCTCTACCGCACGTGCTACATCTAGCTGTATGTAGATCCGTGCAGAGTATGGGAATAGACCTTGCTTTCCTCGTCTCTCAAAGAGATTGGATGGGTGGATTGTTGATACGACTTTCGAGTTGATATATGGAACGGGAAGTATCGAGCCTCTCCACTTCGTGATTCCACTCTCACCCGTCAGAGCGTGCAGTGCTGTATTACCTAGAGCGAGGATGCAGTTAGGTCGTATTGCCTTGAGAGTTTCCCACATCTCAGCGATGCCCTCTTCCAACTCATGCCCAGTCATGGATGCTTTACGTATGTCATCACCTGGTGGTCGATACGGAAAGACGTTCATATAGAACGCCTCTGATGGGTTCATTCCAGCATTGCGAAGCATGGACTTAACTTCACCGCCAGTTGGCCCTACAAACGGTTGACCCATTTCGTCCTCGTATCGACCTGGAGATTCCCCAAGCACGACGAGCTTTGCGCAAGATGGTCCATAGCCTGGGACGTATCGGCTCATTTGTTTGTTATCCCCTTTAGAGCTGCGTCTCTTTCATTGAGAGCTTTTTCAAGTTGACGTTGTAGGTGTGTTCGTTCATCTCTCATCTTGTTGACTATATCAAAGTTGACTTCCCAGTAATCATCCCACTTTTTCTGTGCCGCGTCCCTTTCTTTCCTTGTCAACTCCAAAGCATCCTTGAGAAGTTTCACACTTAACTCAAAGATCTCAATCATAGCAAGATGCGGTTTCTCATGGATAACTAGACTCTTTTCAAGCTCCTCTGGCGTTAGCCTCCAATTACTTGCCATAGAGTGTATCGCAGCGGCTAGTTCTTTGTTATTCATACTTAATCCATTTTCCATCTAACAAGCGACTGATATACTCGTCTCCTGAGAAAGTACAGTCACCGCAGAGAGACAAACGCTTGTAAATCTTGATGGGGCCAAGATGAAAAAGTAAACGCTTAACTTGAACGTAAGCCGGATTGTCACAGTGCAACTGACCAGGACTTGTATACATACTACGACATTGGCAGGTCATTTCAACCTTCCTTTTTCAGCGTCTATCCAGCCACTTACATCTAATATGGCCTTAGCTAAAAACTTCTCAGCTGAAGTTGACTTTGGATCAGCTAATATAGTTCGAGCTGATTCTACTCCTTCTTGTATTGCTTTTTCAGATCGCTTGATCGATTCATTGAACGCGTCGAGGATGATGTATTGGTTATCTTCTATGTATTTTATCGCCGCCTTTGTTTCTTCCTCCGTCATTTTAATCTCTCCACAATCTGCTCGTAAAACTTATGATCTCGCTCGATACCAATGTACCGACGTCGTGTATCTTTACAAGCGTGAAGGTGCGAGCCTGAACCAGCAAAAGGATCAAGGATGATTGATCCCTCATGAGAGAAATCACCAAGTAGATCCTTAAGAAGTGGGAGGGGCTTCTCATTGGGATGACTTAGTGATACGGGTGGAATAGGTGGATAGATCTTGATGGAGCTTTTCTGTACCGATTGGACGAGAGCTGGGGATCCCTTTACTGCTAGAAGAATCAGCTCAAAGTCTCGACTATACTCCCAAGATCGTGCACCCTTGGAGAGTACCATGCCATGAAGCTGATTGTCCTGAATGGACTTCTTCACCCACAAGAGTGGAGTCTTGGAAACTGTGAAGCCCATCTGTGGAAGCTGTCGAGAGTACGAATAGAAGTCATCAAACCCAACAAACATGTAAAGAAAAGCATCGGCTTTGAGGACCCGATAGATTTCCTTGAAGACAGGGAGAGTCTCGTCATCTCGTGTCAACTTGGCATCTATATACTTGAGCCAAGGCGGATCGGTGAAACAGGCATTGAACGTATGCCCATCGAACTGCTTGAGGATATCCGCGGCGGAGCCATTATAGACTTGATTTACTCGGAAGTCTACGGGCATCTCAGCATACATCTCAGACTCAATACGCTTGGCGGCAGATCTCACGAGGCGGACGGCGGTGTCTCTATCTTTGATGTTGCGTAGGGATGGGTCACGTTTGACTGCACGATCCAGCATGGCAGCTTCTGATACAAACCCAAGTGATAAATGCAACTCTTGAGCTGTATCTCTCATCGACCATCCGGGATTCTCTCTGCTCTTCTTTCCCTTGATAGGTTCCGAGACTCCATGGATCTGCTGCTTTGTATCATGCCACTTTGACACAAGCTCGGCAAATTCCCACCATGGAAGGTTGACTCGTTGAAGGTTTTCCTCGAGGGAAATGAGCTTGATCTCGGTTTCCTCTCCCGATGTGATACGACATGGGATAGACCCAACTCCAAGTATCTGACAGGCCTTGAGACGGCGCCGACCTGCTACTACCTTGAATTGTTGAGTACCATCTGGCAAGCTGTTCAGAGCCTGAACAGTAATTGGATGCAACAATCCCTTGGATTTGATGGACTCGACTAGGTCATCAAGATTGGGATCAACACTTCCATCTTCACAGATAAGAAGTTGCGCTGGGATATGGACGGTTTCTAGATCGATCACTTTGTCACCTCATCTACTGCTATTGGAGCGCCAGCATCCCAAGTAATTGCCCATTTTCTTTTTGTCTCGGAATCTGTGGCAGTTAGGGTGTACTTTAGGTGATTATCCTTTACATCAAGCCACCATCCACCACTTTCTTGATCAAGCATTCCGATATCCATCATCATCTCTCCTTTTTGCAAGCGCCTTAACTGCAAGGATGAACTCTTTATAGCACGTATCATGAAAGATTGCATCAGAAGATATACGCGTCCATCCTTGTAAGTTTGTCACTTCTCTATCGCACCAAACACACTCGCGAGTCATACTCACCTTTCAATCCTGGGTGTGTGGGTAAGAATCCACACACCCAGGATCAACAAGTTACTTCAACTCATGCGTTGCACAAACTTGACCATCAGCCGAACAGATCTTTACCTCGCCCTTTTCGTCGGGCGCGAAAGATGTGAGAAACGGATTGTCGTTATGGATGGATCGGGGCTGACCATTGAATGTCCAGACCCAGCCGGGTGCTCTCTCGCATACCTCTCGCTGGAGCGATTCGTGTTGACCAAACTCGCATGATCCCTGCTTGTTGGGATCGTAGTCGGGCCCACTCCAGACTGCGCTACAGTATGCAGAGTTGTGGATGTACGCCGTTGCGTCGCAGATGACATCGCTGAATTTTCGACATTCGATTCGAATACCCAAGCCTTCTTTTGTACAGGGTACCCGCGTTGCTTGAGCCGGAAGCAACTTGACCGTTCCACAGTAAGAGTCGGCAGGCGCAACATGAGGGAAGCGAGGCTTGCAGTGGTGAGGGGGGACAACGGTCCCGTCAGGAAGAGTTTGGTCGTCCCACGCCGTCGGCCCACCCCCGACATGGAAGCAGTCCCAGATTGCTTTCCACGGATCGTTTTCTCCCGGTTGTGCGACATAGATGTTGTCCGCTTTCGTTGCGCTCCATGGTCCGGCAGATAAACCTCCAGCTCGTATCTCCGCCGACAGTTCGAGTTGGTATATTCGACAACCTTCCGGGAGCGCATCGCAATCTTCACCTTCACAGTTCACCCCTCTCTTGGCTAGATACGCCTTGATACGTGCTTCCACGATTTGATTCGTAGCTGATCCCGTATGCCCACTCAAGTTCACGTATTGACTCTCGCCCAACCCTTGAGGGAAAGGCTGTGCACTGTTTTGCGGCGGAAGTGTTGGTGGGGCTGTTGGAGTCGTTGTGGGCATTGCTGTGGGCGTTGCTGTGGGTACAGCAGTTGGTGGAGCCGTTGGCTCTGTCACAACAACGCATACGAACTGGCCCGTCATTGGGTCAAGTACGGGCTTTTGTCCTGGTCCACAACTTGGAATTGTTGGTAGACCAGCGCAGCCACAAAGAGCAAGTGCTATCAGCGTTAGAAACAGTCCGCTGAATAGCACCCAAGGAAATCCACCAAGTTGATAGTGATGTTCCTTACTCATCCTTCTTCTCCTTCTTATCTTCGCCACCAAACAACCCAGCAAACCCAATGGAGATTCGATTCTGCTGAATGCCATTTCGAATCTCTCCAATAGATGCTCGAACGTTCCATGCTGTATGCTTGGTCTGGCGAATCTGTACACCCGACATGACAGCAAAGCCTATAAGAGCTTGATCCTGACCAGCTCCTACATAAGCTGTGACTCCATGCCCGGAGCACCTAAAGACGGGCGCCCACGTCATGAGCGAGGCGGTGGTTGGGTATACACCGTTTTGACTCTCAAGCATGACGGCATATCCTGCTGCAAAGCCCGCTCCGCACCGTACTCCTTGTTGAACGAACAAGTTCCAATGTGCAGCTATAGTAATCTCTGCATCACGATACGTCGCAATATCTTGAGGGTTGAAACTTCCAGGCATTCCAGATACATCAAGTCGGAAGAGCAAACCTATGCGCTTGATACCTGTATAAGCCTGTACTCGAAAGCCCAAAAGATCCTTTGGTTCCCCGTTGCTGACGTAGTGTCTCTCTTGCCATGCCCAGATCTCGGAGCCCGTAGAGTCTGTCAGATCCTGACCGCAGCTCAACGTAGCTATGAGAGAAAAGAGTAGGATGAGAGATATGCCTAGTCCCAGATGCCTCCATCTACTCATTCGTTTCCTCCACTCCATTTCGATACACGCCTACCACTACGAATCTCTCCTGCTTGTTTTTACAGAGGAGACAAGTTCGTGTCTGACGAGAGATTAAGTACTTAATCCTACTACGAAATTCATCTGTATGTCCATATCCGACCTTTTCCCAAGGAGTATATCGATGCTTTGGTGCGTACCACTTACAAGCCATGATGGGCCTCGATGGGGAGGATCCCTGATCGACCCTCCCCGAACGTTTAGTAGATCAGGTACTTACGCGACTACTCCTCGGAGTCGTCTTCCTCCTCGTCGTCCTCATCCCAATCGTCACCCTCGTCTTCTTGCTGGCGACGCAGGATCTCCTCCTCTTCCTGAAGGGCTGCTTCCTCTTCCTCTGACGACACAAACACGTAACCGAAAGCCATGGTCTTTCTCCTTCTCTCTTTCGACTACGAACTAGCCCATCGGGACGATGCGGGGGCGGAACTTGCTGACGCTGTTCTGGAAGTTGCCCTTCTTGTCCTTGGTCTGCTCGACGTACGCTTCGATGTGCTTGCCGACAGTGAGGTCGAAGTCGAAGACTCCACCCTCCTTGCTCAGCTCGATCTGACAGGCTTCGGCGTACTCCTTGACGAATCCTGGAGCCTTCTCGTTGAAGTACCGCATGAGCGGCACGCCCTGGAACTCGCCTTCCGACTCGATCGTCATGTCGACGATGATGTTCTGCGAGCCGTCACTCGCGGCAGGTTCCTCTCGGATTCCGTCGACGACAACCCCGTACCATTTGGGGTCATCAATCATCGTTCCCTTGAGGAGGTCCTTCGCAGAATATCTCAGCTTTGGCATTGGTCTTTCCTTTGGTTTTTGGTTTTGTTTGTGTGCGTTACTCTTTCTTAGAAACTCTATGGGAGAGAACGCACAAGAGACCTAGTCCTCTAATGAGGCCGTGACATGATGCTTATAAAAAGTATGTGGTGTATGCTTATTGCATATATCACATAGAAGATATGGGGTAAGATATGGGCGATCTGATACTGCAAGTCCCCATATCCGAACCATATAACAAAATTTACATTTCCAGTACTGTTGTACTACTGACATTATGTCCTCTCTTTCCTCAGACTGGGACCAGGTGAGAGTATATCGGCTTCCTCGAAGCGTACTAGTCCAGTGAAAGCGTTTCGCTTCAGCCAGGGGAACTCGGATCGAAGAACTTCGAGTCGTCCGATGACTCGACCTCCATCCACTAGTTCACACTGGACCATGTTTCCTACTTCTCGATAGAAGATTATCATCTCACTTCTCCAAGATCGCAGCCGCGAAGTTTGGATCCATCTTCTTGACGTACTCCATAATGCGAGGATAGAGTCCAGGATCTCCACTCTTCATTGTCCAATTGATTATCGTCGGGAGCGATAGCGCAGTACGACACTCCTCGAAGTATTCATTAGGGCAAGTGAAGACTTGATACTCAGGGAGTACACCCATCACTCCTGAGACCTGGGGCAAGAAGAGATAGACCTCGTCAAAGTAGATAGGAATCTTTGGCGCAATCTTCTTTCCTTGCGTCACGATTGTACGTTCCACGCGTCGCTCAGGCTCTCCACCTTTCTTGCCCATGGTTTGATACTCCGTGGTCACAAGGTGGGCAGTCATGATGAAGTGGCGAGGATAATCACGAAGTTCATTGAGTATGGCAGTTACCCCACGAACTTCGGCTTTGTAGTCTTGGATCTCTGGCATATCCAAGACGCCCTTCTTCATCTTGCTGGACTTGTTGTCTGTCAGACCGATCGAGTACTGCATGGTCATGTCGGCAAGCATGGTGAGTCCATCTAGGATGACTCCCCAGTACTTGTGTGGATTGTCGCAGAGCCACCCTACCTTGTCCCACATCTTGGAGAAATCATCAGGACCGTATGACTCGAAGTCGATTTTATTGACGATCTGTGGGTACATCTTGACGAGCGGTCGGATGCGGCCGTCGAGATCGAGGATGAAGATCTTCTCTCCCTCAGGCGCGATCTGTGCAAGCGATGCGGCTCCGACCGTCTTTCCTCCACCTGATCGACCGACATGGAGCGCTTTGATTCGTGTGGCGGGTTTTGTTTCACTTAGGGATGGCATCATTCACTCACTCTCTGGTCCATCATTCATGTGACGAGTTAGTTGATTTATTTCCGATTCTTTCTTCTTATCCGACTCTCCAAGGATATACTCGACGTCTATTACGTCTCCTGAGGTTAAGCTTCTCCAGTTCGACTCAATGAAGTCATGAGCTGCAGCCATTGTACGATTACTCCAGTTGTACATATCATAGTTGATTTGCATCCCCTCCAAGTGAATAAGAAGGACATAACGCCCACGAAAACCAGCTCGAGCTAGAAGAGCGTATTCCTTTCGTGTCCTTTCATCGTCATTCCTGATGGCCATAGCAGGAATTAACGTTGCTCTATCTCGAATTTCAAACAACTTGATTTCCACTTTATTTCTCCTCTCGATCCTTTAGCACCTGCTCAATATCGGTCTGCAAGCGCGCGATCTCCATCGCCTGCGATGTGACGGTCTGGCGCAGATCGTCTCGCTCGCGTTCGAGGAAGGCATTCCTAGCTTCGAGCGCCCTCGCTTCGCCTTCGGCTTTCTTGGTGCGTTCCTCGGAGACTTCCAACTTGGCTCCTAGGTCGTGGATCGCCTCGGTCGCTTCGGACTGTGCTTCGGCCTGCTCGCGCCGCGCTTCGTCGCGCTCCTTGGCCAGCAACCGGAGCGGCGCGGTCAGCTCCTCGCGGTAGGCTTCGAGAATGGGGGCGAAGTTAGAACCTAACTGTTGCGATGAGATGTTGCCCAACCCCATAACCGTAGTTAGTAATCCGGCGACCTGGAAGTCGCGTTCGTTCGGCTCACTCATGGCATCACCTCAGATCAAAGATCGAACGATGCTTACGACGCTGTATGAAGTTGTCGTTCAGGAATCTTTCTCTGTCTACAAGATTCTGCATGCAGACATCCTGATAGAAACAACCATCATACTTATCGCATACTGTAAAGTCGGGCGGGAAGTTCTCGCTCTTGACACAGGCATCAATGTACTGTGCCCGATAGACTGTCCACTCTACCCACCAATTGATGACTGACTTTGGGTAGGGAAAAAAGTCGCGGGTGAACTTTTTCTCTGGGGCCAGACTCTTCTGGAATCCGATATTGTTCCTCATGGAGCGTCGATCACCGGAAGCCCAAGCGTACGCTAAAAATTGATTTGAGAGCGGAGTGGCTTCTCGATTACGTCGTCGAGTCTTATGATCTGTCCAGGTGCGTTGACCTTGCCGATTCTCGAAGATGACGTCTACAATGAGTTGGAGAATTACACGGAGACCTTCTTCATCTTCTGTATCGGGACGCTCATAGAGTGTAAGAACCATGGGCTGTTCTACGGCTACTGGAGTCTCCTTGTCATCCTGATAAAAGAGACAGTACTGTTGGAAAGTGGAAATGACTTCATCCTCTGCCGCCTCGATGGAGAGATCCATTGTGATGGCACGCTTACGACCCAGTTTGATTGCATTATCAATCATCTCAATGTGCGGCGGGCGATCTGCAACCGGAAGCATCTTCTGTCTGTAATATTCCGCAAGCATGAGATGCATGAGGTCGCCTTCATCAAGATATGAGGGCTTTGCTTCTGGTCCAGCGCCTACGATCTTTTCGTACATGTACTTTGTCATACATGCCGAAGCATCGAGCGAGCTAGGCGACTCGATTAGGGTCTTCACGCTTGTTCTCCTTGAGATGTTGCAATATGAGTCTAATGACTCGTTCCGATCCGATAATGGGCATAACAGATGTAGATCCACATGTCTCGCATCGCCCATCACGAAGTAGGATCTTTGTCTTGTCACAATCGACGCAGAAGCCTATCATGGTCCTACTCGTTGATGAGGACTACGCCATCAGGCGTGAGTACATTACTCATTGACTTACTCCATCCTTCCTGTTCATACCCTGAACGGGTTTCCGTACGAACTCACGATGCGTATCTCGACAGGCCCCACAGAGTCGATAGTGAAAATGCTTGCAGTATACGATACGACACCCAAAGTGTCGATCACATGCGGGGCAAGTGTGCTCGTGATCATTTTCCACTTTGATCTCTCCTGCGTAGATATGATGATATTGCCTGACGAGCCGGATTCTCCCCATACGAGTCGAGATCGACAGATGGAGCAATCAGCAGATCCGATTGCACAACTCTCGAACCCACTGACTTCCAAACGATCTTTCCGATTTCCAAGTCGACGATCTGAATCATGAAGATATGTGGGATATATTTTGTCACATCATCAAGTGCGTTATTCAGACTAGCGTAGCTGGCAAGGTAGTCTTCCCATCCACCAGCTCGATCCCACTCTTTACAACAAAAGACTGCGAAGCGTCTTACATTGCCCACTTCTTTCTCCCTTCTCTCGCGAGCTTTTCGATCAGTTCCTTCATGATCTCTGACTCGTTGAAGTTAGACCACTTGCCCTTTGCGGTGAGTAGATATTGACGCTTCTTTTCTACCAATTCCGCAAGGTATTCATCGACCGTTCCCAGTGCTACTGGATAGAGGATGTTAACTTGTGATGCTGTTGTACCTGGACGTGGGAAGCGAGCTTCTGCTTGTTCCTCATTTGGAGGATTCCACTGCCGCTCCATGAGGACCGCATCTGAGCAGAATTGGAAGTTCTTTCCTTCGCCTGCTGCAAGCGTTGATGCTATAAGGACCCGTCTTAGCGGATTGTTCTTGAACTCCTGCTCGATAGCATACGATTGCTTGCCACTTATTCCGCCTAGCAGGCGTATGGGAGGCTCAAAGCCTCTCTCTCTCAATATTGGCGTGAGCTTTGATTCAAGTATCGTTCCGACATTGATATGGTGGATGAAGATGACAATCTTAGGCTTTGCCACCAGCTTCGATCCGCCATTAAGCAACTCACGCTCTTCGTCGTGATCGTCAAGCCACTCTGTAACGTAATCAACTGTGGGGGCAACCTTCGAGAAACCCACAATCTGACGCATTACTATAAATGACTGATCTATACGATTTCTCTTTGAGAATTCATTGTCATCTTCATCTTCGTAGATAGACATGAAGTTCTCAAGCTCTCGAGCATAGGCCTCTTTAGTCTCCTGACCCATGGCGAAGTATCGACGCTGGCGGAAAATCTTGGGGAGCTGAGCCATGACTACATCACGTTCGTAGTCTATGATGTAATTCTTAGTGATCTCATGGAATCGATCGTACCGATCTTTTCTCAAGCCACCAATCTTAGGCGCCTTTGTCCCACCAGTGGTCTTGGAGTACGTATACTCACAAAACTGATCGATGAAGAACGTTCGATTGCTAAAGTTCTTCGGGTCGATAATGTTGAGTATCGTGAAGTATTCACCAAAGTGATTCTTGATGGGCGTTCCAGAGGGAGCCAAGAAGTTGGGCGTCTTGGCGGCCAAGTCTTGTACGAACCGCGTCCGCTTAGCGTCCGGATTCTTGATATGCTGGACTTCGTCATAGATGATAGTCTTGAGCGGATAGTCCATCAACCAAGGCAGACCGCTATTCTCTTTGACTTGACCCTTCTTATCTGTACGGGGAGCTAAGAGATCCTGAGATACGATAAAGGCTTTAAAACCCTTTGCGGGTCTATCTCGGGTAGATTCAAGGATCTGAAAGAGTCGATCAGGACACCAATCCATCAACTCTTGAAGCCACTGCTCCGTCATGGAAGCCTTACAGATTATGAGTGCGGGCGTCAATTCCTTCCAGTACTGACGGAGAAGTGTGGCTGATATGACGGTCTTTCCAAGACCCATATCTAGTCGAAGGATCGCTTTGAATCCTGACTTTACGGATCTCTCACAAGCTTCGATCTGAAAAGGAAAAAGAAACTTGTTCGTAACAGATCGAAGAGAGGAGAAGTCAAATATCTCGCACTTCTCCTCTCTTATCGAGTGCCCACACTCCAGCTTCGTAATGAGCGTCCTGATAGGCTTGACAACACCATCCACAACCTTTGGCAGGTTGACGTGGAAAGAACTAACCTGGCGGGCAGGCTTTCCACATTCGGGACAATCAGGACGAAGCATGTGGGTTTGTGGCATGGTCTTACTTCTTCGATCCAGCCTTGAGCGGGATGAGGTTGGATGGTGAGAAGGACATGAGCCACTTGTCGAAGTAGATCAAGGTGAGGTCACCGTGAGCTTTCGCACAACGACGACCCATCTCGTCTGCGATCTTGAGGGCTTTGATCTTGAACTCCTGAACCTTCTCAAGCAACTCGCCATCCATCTTCTTGATCCGACGCTTGGCAAAGTAGACGACGTGCATGTAGGCCTTCTTTGCACGCCTCACCATGTTCTTCGGGTAGTGGGTGTTCAGGTACTCGGCCCTCTTGGCGGGTGAGCGACGCTTCTTCGAGCAACCCTTCTTCGACTGCTGCTGTGCTGGCATTACACTCTCCTTAGGAAGGTTGACGGACGGGGATCTTCTCGTATCGTACATTTGGGTCTGCATTGTACGATTTCGACACCGTGGCAATCAGTTGAGCGAAGTTGAACATGATCTCACCCACGGATAGACCCTCACCTGCATACTGCGCGTACAGGATCATGATGAGACCAAGGAAAACCTCAGGACTGGGTCGATACCCAGCCTCGGCTAGCGACAGAACTACGAAATCGCTAATCTTTGCTGCGCTTTCCAACTTCACTTCTTGCATCTGGACCATGTGACTACTCCCTTCGATTTTCTTGCGCGGGGTTGATAATCTCCGCGATCTTCTTGAGCTTTGCTTCGCTCTCTCCTAGCAAGTTCAACAACGTGTGATGGGGTGTGTCAGGGTGTTGGTATCGACTATGAAGCTTTTCCATTTCTTCAAGACGACTCCCAAGTGCGTCAACTTGACGCTCAAGTGCGTCGATTGCTTGCTGTTGGATCGATGCTTGTGAGTACTCCATTTTATTTCTCCACTCCATTTTATTTCTCCTGACCTCCTGTGCGATGATACGTCGAAGTCGATCTGTCTCTTTCATCAAGCTATCAACGATCTTAGCTTGATTGTTTATTTGTTCGTTCTCTGAAAACAAAGGCATCACTCACCTCGATCCATCTTCTCGAGATTCCAGAAGAGGTAGAAAAGCAGCCAGATCATTCCACCCAAATAAATGGCAAGGGCAAGCGTTGTGAAGTCTACGTTCTCCATGTTACTCTTCTTTCTGTTCAGAGTCTGAACGGATTGCATCTTCTACGATCTCACGTTCCGTTTCTTTTCGCGCTATGCCCTTCCACGTATCTTCCACGTCATGTTTGTGATATGGAATCTCAGGCACAGCAGAGATAGGACCAGCAAGTCGTAGGATCTCGCGAAGCGATGCGGTGGGTCTCCTATCCTTCGCGATCTCGATCTTCAGCTCATCCAACTCTTCAGCTGCGATACGAGCTTTGCACTCTGCCGTATTTGTTCCACACTTCACCTTTGCGTATAGCAATGCATATGGTGAGAGAACAAATGGCGTATCGCAGATATAGCAACGCGCACGCTTTCCGATGAGCACCTCGTAGTTATACGTAAACGATGGACAGTCTACGCAGCTCCACAAAGGCTTTCCATTCGCGTTGGTATACCGACGATATCGGTGGATACCACTGATATGCTCACACTTTCTGCGGCGTGACATCTTAGCCTCTCGTCTCCATGGGATATGATATGATTGCGTCCTGTTTAACGTACATGTACATGACTTTATTCTTATTGATGGACCGCGCCCCCATCGGCTTTAATAATCCACGCGGAGATAGTAGCTCGTCAGCCACTCTAAAACCTACGACCTGGCGGGTCGTAAGTTTTGACTGGTTACGAGACACGCTCTTCGATTTGCGCGCGGAGGCTGCCACGACCTTGCAACATCTTGCGCGCCTGCCGTCGGGTCGTCTTGATCCCCAAGCGGTCAGCCTGCCCAAGAATGGTGTTGACCGCTTCCGCCGTCTTCGCGTCTCGCTCTGCTTGTCGTTCCATCGTCTTTGTCCTTTCCTAGTTTCAGGAGCCAATAAGAGGTGTTATGTCAGGCTAGCCTGACTAGCATCCAAACGCGTCGAGAACCGCATCGATCTGAGCTTTCTGTGGGATGGTGAAGCGTACGTACTTCTGATGGCGCCATGGACGTGCGTTGAGTGCATTCGAGATTACGTTTTGCGCACGATTCCTGGCTCCCCACGCCCCCAGTGGTGGACAGCGGAGAGTCAGAATCTCCGAGCTCGGCCTCACTCCAAGCTCAGCCTCATGTAGCCTACGAGCCATCTCGCCATACGCTGTGAGATATCGACGTTGATGATGCGACAACTTCTTTGTCATGATTTGACCTCTCTTTTTAAACTACTTAGCGTCCCCAACCGCTGCTAGAAATTTCTCGGCCGCATCACGCGACATGCCCATGAGCTTCATGATCTGCGTGATGGCATCGTCTTTCTTTGCGGTACCTGCGGCGCGGCGAGGCTTTGTGACCTTGGAGTCATCATCCTCCTTGGGTCGCACGACAGGCTTGTACTGCATGTCTCGAAGCCTGAGAGCTTCGCGCTGCTCCTTGTCAAGATGTATACGCTTCTGCTCGAGCGTCACCTTGGCAGCCTGCTTCGCAATACGGACTCGTAATGCAAAGGCTGATAGAAGGTTGACGTGGTCGACTAGCGCCTCTGGTGATAAGTCTTTCGTGGCTGGAAGGGTATATGTCATTTCCATACCCTCACGCACTGAGCGATTGAAGAGCGCTGCGTATTCTTCCTCGGTCAGCTCTGGCTCAGCGCCACTCATCTTGACGTCATCCGGCATGTTAGCCTCCGTGATTGCGACGTTACAGGATACGCATGATTTTGAAAAGCATGGCGGTTTGACAGCATCGCGTATCGTCTCGATCCCACACAAGCTACGATATCCGCAGCCTTTGGGATAGAAAAGATGCGTGATGTCATCAAAGATGGATACAAGTCTTTCAATTTGTGGGTAAGAAGCCATGATTTGATGACCGCGACGAAAAGACTGAAAATCGCAATGGGGCCAGTCAAGATCGTTCCGAGATATTTACCGAGCCCGGTCGAGATCGTTCCGGGGTTTTTTGGCCCCACGCCCCCCGCTAAGCTATTGATTCCATGGGGCTTACGGCCAATCCGCATAACGCACTCCCCCCGGTACGGCCCCCCCGCCA